AGGACGCGATTTCCAAAGCTTTTAAGTCTGTCATCTTCCTTGAGTCCTTTACTTTTTAACTTTTTTCTAAGCCAGTTTAAAGTCATGCTTAGGACTAGGGTTTTAATTAACTTTGGGCTAAGGTTTTGCCGATTGCGATCGCTTGACTTTTTGCGATCTATATTCCCTACCCTCTTCTGTCCATTGTTCCCAGCAAACCCGGCAATAGCCCTGGTTTTTAGGGGTATTAATTAACTTTGGGCAAGCTAAACACCGGGGTTTTAAATTAGTCCTGGGAATATAAAACTTTTTAGTCTTGGCGGCGTTAAAAGCCCGTCCCTCTTCTGTTGTCTTCAGCCAACATCTTGAACAATGTGGGGATTTACTACTATCCGATCTTAACTTTTTTCCGCAGGTTATACAGTTATTCATGGGTGTTTTTTATTTTTTAACTAAGCTAGTTTAATGTCATAGCTTAGGACATGATTCTTAATACGCGATCGCAACAGAAGAGGAAAAGGAGGAAAATATGCTGACTAAAGAAAGTTACGCGGCTATAAAACTTTTAGTTAAGATGGATTTTAATGATAAAAACCTAACCCAATTTGAGGTTATGGCTCTGACTTCACTTAAAAAATATGTGGAAAATGGAATAGAACCAAAACTAATCAAGACTTTTGCGGAAGTCTTGATTAAAAAACTCACGCCGGAGGAGAGGGTTCAATTAAGAGACTTATCTCTTAAAAAAGTTTTTAAGGGTCGCAGATTAGAGGACGTTAGGGAATACTTTAGAGGTGACAGTGACAATAAAGCTAAGGAAAACCTTAAAAGTTATATAAGGGGAGTAATGAGTGAAGAGACCTTCCTAAGTTTATGCGAAAGTGAAGGGATAAAAAAAGATAAAGCGCATGAAATATCCTTAAAATGGCTAGAGTTTATTGATTCTGTGTCCGTAGATGAATCATGGGAAGATTCTTGGCAAGAGTTTAAAAAAAGTGAGGGATTTAAGGAATTAAAAGCCTCGTCCTAAAACTATTAAGATTAGTTTAACCTCGTGGTGTACAGCGGGGTTAACCGCTACCATTTTGGTTAATATTTTAACCTTTGTAACCTTACCTACTAATGCGATCGCATTAGTAGGTAAAGGTAACACACTATCCTCAAGAGTTTCCTTAATTTCCTCTTCCTTTACATTATTAACTGTTGCATTCTGGGTTGAGTTTACCGCGAACTTGAGATTTGCGTTGTTTGTAGCCACTTGTCAAAAGACTTAATAGGTCTGCTGCCAGCTTCTTGAGCCTTTTTATAAGCTTCATAGGCTTCTTTTCTCGCTCTCTTTTCAGCGAATTTTTTACTCGCTTCTGCTTGCAAGAAGCTTATCCGTGCCATGACAGCATCTCTATCAGAACCGATGGACACTGAAGTCCTGACTCTATTGGATAACCCGCGTGTCCGGTCATCGCAATGCTCCCATACTGTGCCGTCTTCATCGTTCCAGTTGAATGAGACAACCATATCGTCTCCAACCCAAAAACGATTAACGTTTCCGTTACTGGTAATTTCCTTTTCAACCCATTTGGGTTTTGGTATAGCCAGTTTAGCGGCTTCTTCGTCCGCTATTTTTGCTAGTCTATCCCGCTCCCAACGAGCGCGGATAGAGTCTATTTGTGACACTAAGTCTGCAAATGTAACCTTTTCACGTTTGCAATATTCGTACACAAACCTTTGCATTGATGCAAGGGTTTGTTTTTCAGTGCTAATTTGAAGAAGATTAAGCTTTTCGCTGCACCAGACAGTAGCACCATCCGAGTGAGCATACTCCCACACGGTATAGTAATTAGTTTCTGCGTAACTGTCTCCTGAAAAGCTTAAAGCCTGATCATAAGTCTTTTTAGTTTTTTCTTTTCCCGTGGGAAGAAAAGTTTCCCCCCAGTATTTTCTGGGGAGGTCATGGCAGTAGATGCTTACTGCCGCTTCAAGTGACTTTTGGTTAAACATAGCGCATGGTGCGGCGCTATGCTGGTATTTATGCCAGTCGTCTAAACAAGTCAATGCTGACCAAATTTCTTGCAATAGAGGATCAATGATTTTCTGCGTTTCCTGGACTTCATCCCAGGAGACACATTGGTGCAATCTATCAGAGTCAGTGTCAATATCGCCATAAATGGCAATTTCTAGTTCATACCAATCCAGAAGATTTGGATTGGTGTCTACTTGAATAATGTCTATTAATCCAGAGGTGTTCAGCACCCCATTTAATTTAACTGCTAATTTTTTTTGAATTTCGGAGTGTAGCTCGGTAACATTAATTTTAAACATTGTTTTTGTCTCCTTTAACTGTACCTGTTCCTGAATAACTAATGATAGTAATGTTGTAGGTAAGGGTAGGTTGCTATCCTCAAGAGTTTCCTTAATTTCCTCTTCCTTTACATTATTAACTGTTGCATTAGTAGTTAAAGGTAAATCACTATCCTCAAGAGTTTCCTTAATTTCCTCTTCCTTTACATTATTAACTGTTGCATTAGTAGGTAAAGGTAACACACTATCCTCAAGAGTTTCCTTAATTTCCTCTTCCTTTACATTATTAACTGTTGCATTAGTAGGTAAGGGTAGGTTGCTATCCTCAACAGTTAAATAATTAAAAGGTTTTAAACAATCGCGGTTATGTTCAGTAACCACAAACAAACTGCCGTGACAGTAAATTGGATTGCCATTATTTATGGCTCTAAAGTTTAAAATCGTACCATTACCGTTAGTGTCTTCAAAAATGACATCTTGTATTATATCATTTTTTAAATCTACATATTTAAACCTCTTCCCAACTTTAAGGAAGTTTCTGTGTACTGCGCTATAAACCTCCTCCTTTACATTAACCTCCTCCTTAACATTAACCTCCTCCTTTATATTATCCTCCTTAACATACTTTACATACTCGTCTATTGACGAGTATTTGCTAAATCCATCGAGTAAAACAAACTCGTCGTTATTTTCATTAACTCTTACCTTAACCTTACCGTCTTGATAGCAGTTGTTTAAGTCACTAATCCAAAATGCTTTGTAGTTTATAAAGCATTTTGTTCTGGACGTAACGAGAATAATGATCTCTCTAGAGCTATTTTTGTAGTAGTTGCCGGTTACGAATGTATTAGCCATTTTCCCTTACCTCTTCCTTTACTTTTTTACTTTTTGTTAACTCTTAATCCTAAGCTTAACTACTTCTTAGGATTAAGAATGCGATCGCTTAGGCATTAAACCTAAGTCGGGAGTCATAACTCACTCGACCGCAATAACTTATTTAAAGTTATAAACTAGCCCAGTATTTGACTGTTTTTAAGTAGTTGCACAGTCTCTCAATTCTTACCCAGCAATTGATCCGGGATGGAACTAAAACTGCCGTTTGAAATAAAACATCTTCTGGTAACTTGTTTTTAATATATTGCCTAACCGCCGTCGGGGTTATATCTTTGTCGTTTTCCTGATTAAAATCAGGGAATACTTCTTTAACTAGTTCTTTAATTTCTGCTATTTTATTTTTCATTTTCCTTACCTCTTTTCTAACTTCCTTAACTCTCTTTATAATAGCGCACTCTTAAAAATAACGCTACAGTATTTTAAAATTAATTTTATGTATAAGCTAGGACTAAGTAATTTAACTCTTAAATATTTCCTTAGCGATCGCTAATTTAATCCTTAAATATTTTAAATTTAGTGCCGGGACTTTAATTAATTTATTTAAGGGGGGGTCGCGGGTCAAGAATAATGTATGAATTAAAAAAATAAACCTCTTAAAACTTAATTTAAGAGGTTTATTTTAAGAGTATTTTAAGGTATTATCTTAACAAGATATCCGACCCTAATATCTCTTCAGCAAAGGGATCGTTTATCCCCAAATCGTGTCCGTAATCGTATCCTTGAAAAAGACCTTCGCCATAACGTTCTTGATGGTGTGCCTGAAGGTTATACTTTGCACAGTGTTCCTCCTTCTTTTTTCTATACTCTATATCACAGTGGTTCAAGTAAGGTCTGGAGATAGGTATCTCCTTTTCGTCGTCAGTAACTAATACGAAATTGTCTCCAGATATGGTCTGTACGGTCTTCATTTTCCTATGTCCTCTTTTCTTTACTTTTTAACTTTCAATATAACTAATATAACTTACTCTCTACCGTCGTGCAACAGTATTTTAAATTAATTTTATGTTATATTTTATACATGAGTTAAAAATATTCTGCGATCGCTAATTTAATTTAGCGTCGAAACTTGTCTGCACTATGCACTAATTTAATTTAAGGCTTATCTCTTATCTCTTATCTCTTATCTTGCGATCGCTAATTTAATCCTTAAATATTTTAAATTTAGTGCCGGGACTTTAATTAATTTATTTAAGGGGGGGTCGAGATTAAGGCGGGGGTAAGGCGAGAGTGGGCGGGTACTCTAGACACACTTCATCTACGAAAAAAATCCAAAAAAAATATCCCAGACTATTCTTCATCTGGGATAATACTTTGTGTCGCCTATGCAATTTTTAAATCTATAATTTAACTTATATATAAATTATAGCACAGTCTTAAAGGAAATGGGAAGCAAAAGAAAAGATTTTTTAAGTGGCGCACCAACAACTTTATTAAAGTCCAAGGTTAACGAAAAAGCTAAGAATAATGCGGTAACTTTTACCCTTCCAGATCCACAGCCTGGAAAGCAAACAAGCTTTGTAAATACGCGCGCTGATGTGTGCATATATGGAGGAGCCGGCGGAGGCGGGAAGTCGTGGGCATTGTTAAGGAAGTCTTTAATTAATATTGATAACCCTAATTATGGTGCGGTAATCTTCCGCCGGACTTCGCCTGAAATAACAACAGAGGGTGGTTTATGGGATGAGTCTAAGAAATTATTTGGCTTAGTCCCTGGTGCAATTCCAAGAGAGGGTAAATTAGATTGGAAATTTCCCAGCGGCGCAGCTATTAGCTTTGGTCACGCTCAACATGAAAAAGACGTAGAGAATAAATTCCCCGGAGCGCAAATAGCCTATATTGGCTTTGATGAGTTAAATAAATTTACCGAAAAACAATTTTGGTTCTTATTTTCAAGAAATAGAAGTACGTGCGGAGTTAAGCCAAGGATTGATGCAACCTGTAACCCTGACGCAGATTCGTGGGTAGCTAAATTAATTGATTGGTATATTAACCCTACGACGGGATACCCTATCGAAGAAAGGTCAGGCGTTTTAAGATACTTTTACCGCTTAAATAACGTTATTCACTGGGGAGATTCCGCAGAAGAATTAATGCTTAAATTCCCAGAATTAGCTAAAATTGCGCCGCCAAAATCCTTAACTTTTATTAGTGCAACCTTAGACGACAATAAGATTCTCTTAAGCCAAAACCCTGATTACAAAGCTAATTTACTTTCATTACTTAATGTTGACATGGAGCGATTGCTTAAAGGTAATTGGAAGATTAAATGGTCGGCAGGATTAGTCTTTAACCGTTCGTGGTTTGAGATAATAGATCAAGAACAGTTAAGCAGCATGGATTTAACTTCTGCCCAATTTTTAAGGTTTTGGGATTTGGCCAGTACAGCTAAAGAAGTTGCCTCTTCATCCTCATGCTTTAGTGCATCCCAGAAATGGATGAAAGTTAAAAATAAATTTACGGGAGAGTATGAATATTACATCTTAGATGTTTACTGGGAACAGTTAGGAGCAGAAGAGGGCGATAACCAAATCGTAACGATGGCCGTGGCGGATGGTAAAAAAGTTAAGCAACGGTGGGAGTTAGAGGGCGGTTCAGCGTCAAGGAGACATGAACAAAGCTTAATTAGGACAATCAAAAAAGCTTTGCCTGAGTGTAATTGTAAGGGAGTCCAACCTCTTGGCGATAAATTAACCCGGGCTAAACCCTGGGCTATGGATGCTAGGAGCGGGAAGATAAAAATACTAAGAGCTTGGTGGAATGATGACTTTTTATCTTATGTGGATGCTTTTGACGGCAGTAGAAAAACCCCGCCCACAAATGATGTTGTAGACGGGGGAAGTGGCGCACATTCTTGTTTATCCCAGAATTTAGTATTTGGGGGAAGTTTAGGGAGTTAATAATTCCTCAACATCACTAACTAAAATAGCCCCATACCCCGCTAACTCAGCGGGGCTTATCAATATTTGCTCTTGATAGCTAGGGTCTATTTGAGTCCTTTGAAGTAATACTAAAATTGCATCAAAACTTGCTTGGGTTAGTTTGCCACCACGTTTTAATGTTGTTAAGTTGCCAACAATCCAATCAGGTCGATTTTGGGCAATAGCATCTAATATCCTTAAATAGACTGGACTTTCAGCTAGTGCCAAAACTTCCGCATCTGTGACTACTGCTGAAACTTCTTCTAAAGTTGTCTCTACAGATACTTGACCTATTGGCACTGGATTATCTACTAATACTTTGTCATTGAGGTATGAAGTTAATTCCCTAGCAGATAGTTGAGGGAATTGTGCAATTTGAGAAAGCAGCCATTCTTGTTTTGTCATGGTTTTTAATTATCCACTAATAGTTATTCTATTGACAGCATCGTAAATAATAGTTGCAAAATTTTCATGATTTTCCTCAAGCTACTGTGATGCTGTAGTACTTACCCTGATTACGCTCAAGCGTTTGTCGGTTGGTGGTGGAGAGGACGGAGGGGAACGAAATCAATTCTGATACAGTGCCGTCAAATGGGAACAATGATCCAGTTCCATTCAACGAACCTATCGCGCTATTGACCCCCGTATAGACGCGCGAAATTGTTGCGCTATCCCATTCCGCGCCGTTCTTAAACAGTTTCCACTGCTCGCTTCCGGTGGTTGATATAGATGTGATTAAAGTGGGTGTATTTGAAATAGCAACATCTATGGCTGAACCTCCGCTGCCTCCGCCTCCCGTCGATGAAGTGTTGGCTACGTTTAAGCGCCCAGCCGAAATAGGCCCAACCGATACTTGGTTTGCAATAACGTAAAAACGGCCATTTTCCCCCGATTTCCACTGCCCAAAAACAGTCCCAAATTCATTTTCAATCGTCGGTGTGAACAGAATAAACAAACTGTGCGTTGTGTCAATAAGCGGAGAAGCGGCAGCTAAATAATCATCCACGCCATCAAACCTGATTTCCGGCTTTCCGTTTTGCGTTTGTAAAACGCCATTAACGACAATGCGCGGGCGCAATCCCGCCGTAGTTGAAACTGCATGACGACCATTGCCAGATTGGTCATACCAGATAACAACCTCACCGTTGGCCAAACCGACAAATGCTAATAATGTAACTACATCTAAATCCTCTCCAATAAAACCTATATCTAATTCTGAGTTATCACTAGTTCTCATTACTCTTATAGCTGCGCCAGTCCAAAACCTGGAAAGCCGTCTTAATCCATAAGCGACAGAGGCTATAGCAAAAATTAAATCAAGAACACCTTTAAAACCACCCAACACCACCATTCTAGTAGAAGTTCTCATGGTACAAAACTCCTAGCGCGTATAGTCCCTGTTTCTGAGTTAGCAGCCGGGGCAATTGCACCGTTAGTAACCAGATATCCCCACAAACTTGAACTGGTTAAAATAAACAATTGATTTAAGTCTCTAATAACGCCAACAACCTTACCCCCTCCTTTAGCTAAACTCATAGGTACATTGAAACCTACAGGGTCTAGAACAGGGTCAGAACCAATTGTCCAGATACTATTATCTGCAATATTTGTAGGTGCTGTAGGGTATAAGTGTACCGCAAAAGAAGTCATACCCGTAGGTACAGAAGATAGATTAAGAGATATTTCAAAATAGGAAAGAAAAATCCCTTTACCTGCTTCGCCTATATTTTGAAGTTGGAATAGACCGCCATAAACATCAAAATTCGGTGCAGAAGCAGTATAAGTTGTAGTAGCAGCGCGAGTAATTGTAATTGTGGTTGAGGATTCATAAGCTGACTTTGGAGGGATGCGATCGCCTATCAGTTTCCAAATCGCAGACAACCAACCTAAGTTACCCACACCACCAGTAGGTATAGTAGCATCTGTTATTTTAGTGCCAAAGTTAACCGTGGTAGAGCCTCCGCCACCGCTACTAGGATTTAAGAGTGCTGCTACTTCGGCATTAGCCACAGCTTGCGTTAATTCAGATTGCCCATATTCGCCATTTTCATATCTAGGCAGGTCGCCTTTATTTATCGTAGACATACTTAAAAGCGTGTGTAAAAATATACTATATTTACATTTTACGATACTTTTAAGTTTTATGCAAAAAAATTAAGGCGTTAAATAAAATTACTAACTCTAATTGTTGCAGTAATTAATTTAAAAACTTCTTGCACTAATCCCGTATTTGGAGAGGGTTTGGTAATTAACGTTTCGCCAATGAAACCTACATCAAAATCTTTTACCCTCTCCCAAAAATCCGCACTTCTATCTTCTTCGTGGCAGTTTACATAGACCCACCCTAATGTACATCCTAAGTCGGTGATATGCTCTACGTCTCCATCTTTATTTAGCTTTAAGTAAACATCTATAATTGCACCATCCGGTAAAGTAAATGGTGTTTTTAACTTTATGTACCCATAGCCATTTTCTTTAACAGTAAATAAATTGTTAAATTCTTCCTCTAGCTTAAAAATTAACGCTTTTTTTACCTTAGCTTTAATTACCTCATCTGCTACAGATGTGTATTCTGACCTAATTACTAGTTCATGATTTTCATGCAAAAGCATAAATTCATAAATATCTACAGGAAGTGATTTAGACCTAAAACTTTCGCGCACATCACCAATATCAAACAACCCTAAATCTAATACTTTAGTTAGGGCGTTTTTATTTTCCTCCCACTTACTCAAGAAATTTTTAATACTTTCTTGAGCGTGATTAACTTCTTCTGTTTCTAAATTACAGGTTTTGCAAGCGAGTCTAAATTCATGAGACATTTTAAATTACCTTTACTTTAACCTTTAACTTTCTAGAAAACTTAAATTGCCTGACTTCCAGTCTTCAGGATCGATAGACTTAATTTGTTTATACAACTCTTCAAGCTGTGCGACGCTATAAAGCTTGTCTACCCCTGCATTCACGCCCTGGATTTTGTTATTTTGGAGGAATTTAATAAACTTATATGTGTTCAAACCTTCCCATCCGTAATTGAGGTTTCGCTCCACTAATTCTGGGAAGTTAGCCTCTGTAAAGAAATACTCATACATTTCCTCAAACTTAATATGGGTTCTGCATTTCGGTAAATTAATTAACATTTTTTATCCTCCTAAACTAATTAAATAAAACTTAAAAAACTCTCTCCAAGAACTAACTCTCTCGCCAACGGGAAGAAAATCTTTACCTTGTTTTGTCCACAGTAAAAATTTATAGACTACTTTTTTGAGCTTTAAGTTACACCTATCTAAAAAAACAATAAATGCGTAAAATAACCAAAGTAATGGATAAACATCTGTCCTTACGTACAAATCATCATTCCAAAAACCCGGCACACGATAATAAGAAAAATCCATAGCCAGTGGCTTAAATTTAACGCCATCACTTACACAAACGGAATCAAATATTGAAGGTTTTGGCAAAATAAATATTTGCGGGCTGTCCTTAGTTATTTCGTAACGATGTTCTATATAAATCCCAGGATTTACTTCAGGAGTTATTTTCCCCACAAATTTTAGTATTAGCATTTTACTTTCTCACTTACGACTATTTTTAAATTAGGATATTGACTTACGACTTCTAGCCTATCATCTAAGCTAATTACTAAATTCTCATCTTCCTCATCTTTCCCTAGTATTTTTAGTTATTAGCATAGCTTTTAAAAACTCCTTGTAAAACTTCCCAACCGTCTCCCGTTATATTAGTAGTCTCCAATTTATCTTTAACATCAACTAAAGAAAATTCCTTAATTAATTGGCTAAAAAATATCCTAAAGAAACTAAAATGAAAAACTCTAACTCCCTCGAAACTTAATTCTACAATTTCCCCAGGGTGATCATAAAGGATATGCCCGTCGCCGTGACATATAGCATACTCACCAGTTATCTCAAAGATTTTAAGTTGCATTTTTTTTAACTTTAACTTAATCCTACTATATACTTTTTATATACCGCCGTCAATCCCCAAAAGTATTAAAAGTATTTTTTATCTCCTCGCAAATTACTTTAATAAGTAATGGTGGTACAGAATTGCCAATTACATGAACATCCAAGGCGTTTTTGCCAGAAAATTCATAACTTGGCGGAAAAGTCTGCAATCTGGCCAAACACGCCACGTTTAAGGTTTTTACAACGCCATTTATGCTTACGTCTATTAACTTTTCCCTATTCGCACCCTTTCCATCGCTTCCTAAAGATGCTTTTATTGTCCAAATTGGTGAATCTTCCTCACGGATTTTATTCACCTTACTTCTTGCGCCAACTCTTTCTACGACTACCTTGGCATTACTAAAGCCTTTATTCCTTAAACTTAGAGAGTTAAGTTGTTTTCTGGTTAAACTAACTTCTTTTAAATTAGGGATTAAATCTTCAATTGCTGAGTACCATCCTACCCATTCACCATTATTTTTACTATGCGTAGAACTAATCCTTACGGCAGGGAAATTTCTATAGTTAAAAATAGTAATTAATCTTTGGCGAGTTTGTGGCACGCCATAGTCAGCACAGTTAACTATCTCCTCAAAACTTATTTCATAGCCTAATTCCTTAAGGTAATTTTTAAATTTAATATAAACCTCGCTTTTAGCATAAGCCCTAACGTTTTCTAAAATTACATATTCAGGTCTAAATAAAGCATAAAACTTCCTTGTCTTCCAAATGACTTTTGCACTTTCGGAATTAGGATTTTTATTTAGTTTTAATTGGGAATACTCCTGACATGGTGGCGAAGTTTGGATTACTAAAATCTCATTATTCTTTTCCCTTGCCTCTTTTAATGGAATATGTTTTATAACACTTAGGATACTTACCTCTCCTATATCTTGGCAAATTACTTTACCTAAATTCTTCTCATATAATTCCGCCACTTTCTTATCCCACTCAATCCCCAGCAAAGGCATAAACCCAGCTTGGATTGCTCCCAAAGTTGAGCCGCCACCGCCGCTAAAATGCGAAAACCATAAAAACTTTTTCATTATTTCAAAACCCTACTTTCTATTTCTTTGCTAATCTCCAAAACTTTCCAGCGGCACTGATTTAGGTATTTAAAGGATTTATAATAATTTTTATAATCCTTACTTTTCTCCTGCGCCACAGATTGTTTTTCCAATATTTCTACGCTTTCTTTTATGTTATAAAGCATCTGCCACAATACCTCTATATGAAGTATTTTTATTGTGTTTAAAAATTGCATATTACCAATTCCTTAACTTTTTCTCTTTCTTTACTGTTGCTATTTATCGTACCATTTCTCCAAACTTCACTTATCTTAAACTTCTTACTTGCATATAAATCTAAAATAAAACTATTGTGAGAATTGCAAAGTAAAAACTTTATTTTATTTTCACTGTATTCCCTACATACGTCTCTTAATTTAACTTGCTCATCTTCCCCAAACGGGCTTTTGTTATAACCATTAAAAGTCCCATGATAAGGCGGATCTAAAAATACAAAATCGCCAGGTTGAGGCAAATGACTAATATTAAAGAAAGATGTATTAACTACCGCTACATTATTAGTATTTAAGGCTAAATTACTGTTAGTTAAAAGTTCAGGTTGGTAAATAGTTTGTCCCGGCAGTCCGAAAGGAACATTAAAACTGCCGCTTTTATTAACGCGGTACATTCCCGATCTACAAGCTTTGTTTAAGTAGATAAATTTTGCAGCATTATAAACATCACTCTTAAATTGCTTATTTCTAACTTCTTCAAAAAACTCTTTATTGTGAGCTTCTGCGAAATCCTTTAAAAGAACTTGTTTTAATTTACTTAAATTATCCTTAACTTCTTTGTAAGTATTAACTAAGTCTTTATTTAAGTCACTTAAAAGTGCGCGGTTAATTAATCCTATATTTTGTAAATGGAAAAACATTGCGCCGCCACCTAAAAATGGCTCAAAATAAGTATTAAATTCGGCGGGGATTAATCCTAATTCTTCGTATTGAGGAATTAATCTAGTTTTGCCTCCTACCCACTTAAGGAATGGTTTAAAATTTTTATCTTTAACTATTTCTGTTAAACAATTAAAGTCATGTTCGTATTTTAATTTTGCATTATTGGGAAGGACGGTTATAGCTTGAGGGTTGTTGTATGCGATCTTCATAGATTTAAAATCTTTTGAGACAATTCATTCATTTCGCTAACCAACTCTTGATATTTTTTAAAGTCTGTAGAATTATTAATTTGCGAAAACTCTTGTTTGAATTTTTGAGTTAATTTATCCAACTTGATAATTAGCTTTTGCTTCTCCCATTGCTCCTCAGAATAAGCTTTACCGGAACACATATTATTTACTAAATCCAGTACACCATCAGATTTAAAAGTAAACTTATACTCCCAATTTGTATCTTCATTATTAGCATAGATAAACTTAGTGCCTACTTTAGTAACTATTAATTTAATATCTATTGATTTTTTATCAATAGGTTTATTTGAAGGCATCCAGTAAATGTCGCCAGGCATCCAGTAAATGTCGCCAATGTTTATTTTTTTTAATCCTTCCATAGTTACCTCTCTTTATACATTTAAAAGTATAATTATATAATACATGGTTTATATACCGTCGTCAAGTCCCAAAAGTAAAAAAATAAAAATTATGCCTAGTATTAATTTTTTCCAAAGAGTAAAAAACATTTTCACGCAAATCCTTGCAAGGATAAGAAAACCGCGAGGGTTTACAGGATCTTCTGAGTCTTTACGTTTGGGGTTAGCTTCTAAGAGAAATTTAAGCTTAGGATTACCGGAAATTCCCGTTAGAACAATTATGGGGGATGGCTATTTAACTCACCAATTGATCGAGATGTCAATTTGGAATCAAGAAGTAAGGCACTCTAGTAGTATTTTAGCTAGGGATGTTTTTATTAGAGAAAATGGCGAAGTTCGTAGTTGGAAAGTTAATTCTAAGATGGATGACGTAGAAGTAGATAAAAATTTAATTGCGATTAGTAAAGAAATGGCATCAAGGCAATTTGGAAAAGATTTAGTTCTAGGAGGTAATGCCTTAGAGCCAGGCGTAAGGAGGATGCTGAGGTCTGGCGATAGTTTTGCAGAATTAGGATTAAACTTCGACAGTAAAAATAAGAAAGATTACTTTATAGAAAAAATCCAATACCTCCCAACTTTCTCTATGTTTGTGGATGTAAATAGTGAAGGGGAACTAAAAGGAACTTATTCACAAAGGAAAATGATTAGCGAAAGCCCTGACGATAGGGTATTTCCTGATTGGAAAATATTGCATTTTAAATATGAAGAATTAGGAGCTTCAGGAAGGTATGGCGACCCCTTATTTTTACAGTCAGTTGAAGCTTACGAATACTTAAAAGAACACCGTCCAGATGTCGCCCAAGCTGTCCGAGCCGCCGCAATTTCTCCTTGGCTTCATCTCATGCCCGAAGGCGCGGATGAAGAATACAAAGAAGCTTATATGCTTGAGCATAAATCGCAATTAGCACAAGGCTTAATTTCCAACCTTTACTTGTTAAATAAAGCTGACGTAAGAAAAGCTTATAGTAATGGTAATGAAAGTCTTAAGGGCGTTTTTGATTATTGGATGAAGCTTAGGGAAGAGTTAGTGCCGCCTGGCGTACCGCTATGGTTTTTCCCAGGGTTGGGAATGGAATCAAACTCAGGTAAGGATATAGCTAACCAACCCGCATTGATGTACTCAAGAAATATCCAAGCTTTGCGTGGGTTGGTCGGAACTCAGGTTAAGTGGTGCATTAGCCTAGAGTATTGCATGAAATTCGGGTATGAATCGTACTATGAAAATGTCATTAAAAGGGGTGGCTTTGAATTAGATTGGGGAATTTGGGCAGTTAACGGACAAGAGTTTTTAATGAAAGCTCAAAACCAATCAACCCAAAATCAACAGTTAAGTGCGGGCGCAGGGAAGGAATAATTAATAAAAAAAATCCCTTAACTTCTGGTGCTGAGTTAAGGGATTACCATAGTAAATAGTGAGGAGTGACTCAAGCTAAGAACCACGATAATATTTTAGCATAAATAATCGGGGTTTACGTTAAATTTTCCGTCCGATAAATCTTTTCCGCAATTTGGACATTCAGCATAACTCCCGCTAAAACCGTAATTGCCAAGAGATCTGTTTAATTGTAAAGTTTTTATTACTGTCGGAACTTCAGTTTTTAAACTTCCATAAATTTCTGCTGGCGTAGGATTGGAATCCCCAACCCATCCGCAACTAGGGCATTTTATGTATTTTATTTCTGGCATACTTTTTAATTACCTGACTATTTTAAAATTTCTACCGCGACAATTTTTATTACTTGTCCAAGTTTGCAACATTCTTTGTTCGGAACATTCCCTAATCGGGATATCCGCCGCAAGCAGATTTTACTTGATCGCATTTGTTATTCCAATCTTCTTCGCTAGACGCGGACTTCATCAATTCAATTACTTCTGTTTTAGTCATCTTTATATTCCTCTCTTACTCTTTAACTTCATTCTGGTTATACCACACCTTTCTATCGTCGGTCAATAGGTAAATTAAAAAATATAAATTTAGGATATACTGATATAAATAATTACTTACTTTATAGATATGCCTAAGCGTCAAAAACAAATAGATTTAACTTCCCAATCTGCGGAATTTATAAACCTCACCATAAGCCCCGGTGACACTTTTACATTCACACTCCAAAATATCCAACAGTTTTACGGATCGTTGGGAATTATTTTTATAGGCGACACACAGCAAAGACTGGGTTTATTCCCCAGTGGCTATTACTTATTTAAAATCCCCGCGGTTGGCAGCAAATTAGATTTAGTAATTAGCGCGGGGCAAACTATAGCCATGAGTGGACAAATCCCAATTGCCTATTCGGGAGAGATTCAGCTTATTACGCCATTGAGCCAAATTGATTCATTTAACTTTTCCGCCAATATTACGCCGGCGGATAAAATTCAAGTTATTACCGCATCATCAGTTGCCCAACATACTTATAGATTTTTAGGAGTATTAAGTGCTGCGCCAACTACAAGTTTGGCTCAATATCAGATTTATTTTAACTCAACCTTGACTAAATTTTTTGTTTACGGCGGCGAGGGTTGGGTAGAAATAGTCTAAAAAACGTCAAGTAAAAATGGAGTTTTTAGGGAAACGTCACACAAATCGCGTCAAGCGTTTTCTTCTCTAATAAGGATTTTACCTGACGCTTTTACAAAAATACCCCTTTTTACCTGACGTGGGCTTAAAGTTAAAAATCCTCCAAAGTGCTTTTGTATAAGCCTTTGGAGGATTTATTGTAATTTACCTGACGGGTTTATTTGCCCACTTCCTTAAATAAGCACTTATCCGAGTCGCATCCGGCCGGGCCAACTTGAGAATCTTCCACTTCCGCTGCGCTTAACCTTATTTGCAAAAGTTTATCAAAACTACTATTTTTACGGCGAGCTAAAACCTCTCCCCATAAATCTTCATATTTTTCCTTAGAAATTGGCTCAAATGGCAGACGAGGGAAAGTTTCGCCACTGTCAAATCTTGCCAAAAGTGCCGCAGAACTATATCCGCCACAATTTTGGATGTTCTGGTAAAGGAGTTGTGCATATTCCCCAATTTCCTCTTGACGTATTTCCAAAGTTGCTGAAGTATTGTGAGTTGCGTAGTAATTTTGTACTTGTAGGTAAAAGTCAAATTGGGCTTTTGCGCTAAATTTGCTTATATCTACATCTTCCCCGATGTTATCCGCCCAGCTAGTTTTTGTGGGAATTTCTACCAACCATTCCGTAACTCTTGGGTCAAATGGATCGTTTAATAAATTACCCTCAGCATCTTTACAAGATTGGGAAGGAATAATACCGTAGCCATAGTCCATACAAGCTAAAGCTACTGCGTCGTCTCTGCCAAAAGTAATCCGACGGATAAATCTAGCAGCTTTTGGAGGATGCCAGCCAGGAGACGCGCCAGTTAAGAGGCTCTTAGTCCCGCTTGGTTGCACCGTAGTACATCTATTGGGGCGTTTAAGCGAATGTGCATGACAGTATTCCCAAACTGCTTTATGGGCTTCATCTTTAAAAAGCGTCAGGTAAAATTCTTCCAAGGCTTTAAAAAGTAGTCCGTTGCAAACGCCGGGGTGTTTTATAGCAAATTTCCCTTGGCTTTTATTCCAATCGTTAATAATTTCAACTACCTCATCTGGGAATGTTTCTATCCAATTTTCTAAATCCTTTGATGTGATAAAGTCTCTGTCTGAGTATTCCTCCCTGCCGCCTTCCCACCAGCGCAACCAACTTTCCCCAAATAAATTAACGAAAAAGTCAAATAAGCCAGTAAAGCTAACGCCAACAATAGGGTCTAACTCCCTAGATTTTTGATATCTCTCGTCAGGGAATTTGTCATTTAATAGTACGGCTGCAATTAAACCCGCAGCCCTAAATGAGTCTCTTAAACTATTTAAGTCTTTTCCATCTAGCGTGTTTAGGTGTACTTCAGCGAGATCGCAGAAAAAATTGTTACCCACAATTTCTCCGCAATTATGCGCGACAAAGCCCTCTACTACACCCCAGTGCGTTATTGGTTCAGAAAAATCATAAACTTTTACAATCCCTTGTTTTTCTACTACCGATATTGAGGGAGAGGTTGCCAAGAGAGTTTTGGCAAATTTATCAATCTTGTACGAATGAATAAAGTTGATTTGGTTGAAGAATGAAAGTCTCCCTTTGTATTGCTGAATATTTACGTCGTAACTTTCTCTACATTGGTAAATACCGTTAGGAAACGATACGGTTGACGGTCGGTTGATGGTAATATAAGCTTCTATGCCAAAGTCTGCTTTTAAAGAATCAACAACCTGTTCGCCCATTTCTCTACAGGTCGTCTTTAAGGTCACTCTGCCGTTTTTTAGAACACTGCCGTTAGCTGAATAAAGTCCAGACAAGAACGATGCTTTTATGTCTAAGTCCCAGCCTTTATAAGTGGATGGGAGTGCGCGAAATGGAAGGGTGTAAAGAGAAAAGTCGTATTTGTCAATTAACTCATTCAGTCCGTTAACATAAATACGCCTTTCGCCATGTTTCTTGCATTTCAAACCTTCCGTTTCTTGGAAAAATTCTAGGATTTCTTGATCCTTTTTACCTATGTTGACAGCAACACCTAGTTGCCCTTTTTTGTCGCCTTTCAAATCAGATAAATCAGATAATTGACCATCACCTTGGACAAATCCTAAACAAACGAATATTTTATTCTTATGCTCTGGCACTTTTAAGAATGGCATTAATCTGTCACCCGGTCTTAATTCAGATGCGTCAACTCTTTTGCCATCAATATTTAAAAAAGAGTGATCTGGAGTGCAGTGAATACTTCCATAAGCCCCCATTCCTACCCTTACGGTTTCCTTTTCACCTGAACACCATATATGAGATAGAGAAACATTGCCCTCTGCGTTAATTATCTCTACATCTTGACCGTCCAACGACTCGAATGCTCTGTAACCATCTTTAGTTAATATTTTCATATCCCCACGAAAACAAGGGTTGGTAGCGTACCTAGACATCCTTTCTTCCGCTTCAGCAATACTCAACAGCCCTAACTTAGCTAAAAAATTTAATGCTTCATTTAAGGACTTATTGTATAAGTCTAAAAACTTATTTTTTAAATCCTTATTAGAGAGTAAATCCACGTTAGCTCTAGCTACCGCTTCGCCAGCCCATTGAATTGCACCTTCACCGCTGTGGAATTGTTTTTGCACACTTTTTTTGACCTCTTCTAAAGTTGGGCGACGGTGATAAACTAACGTATGATTAGCCATTCTTAAGCAATCTTTGTCAGGATCTATTTTCCAGTTACCCTCATTGTCTTGTTGCCACAAGTTATCTTTAGCGGTCGCAAACTCTATATCTTCTGGCGAACCCTGTCTCATGCCCGCCGACCTTCTTATATTTCCGGCTACAATTGTAACACTAGCCTCATCAATTAACTTGCATAACTCTAAAGCGGTAAGTTGGCGACCTATAGCCCCGTTTAAAATCTTAGCTAATTTTCCATACATCCCAGCTAAAGCTATGGGATTAGCTTTTCCGCCAAAGCCTTTAAGTTTTTCCCCACTACTTCTTACCGCACCTAAGCAAACGAAAACTTTAACGTTTTTCGCTAAATCTTCCCTTGAAGACAACTCTAGAAGTGTAAGGTAAGAGTCTACCCAACCCTTACGGCTATCTCCAACAAAAATGTTAACTTGTCCGCGCGCGCCGCTAACGATAGTGTCATCGTGCCTGTTTTCTTTTTTTACAGTGCCAGGTAAATTAACAATCTCTACGCTTAAATTATTCCTTATAATAGGAAGATTTTTAATATATTTATCTTCCAACACTGCGCCAGTCCCGCATCCCTGCATAGCCAAATTCATCATTAAGCTTAATGCTTCCCAGTCTGTAATGTTTGTGGATGAGCAATTATAAGCACCGTAAACGTTTTCTGGCTTTTTTAACCAATCTGTACCACCACACCACAGCCATCTTCCACTACTTAATACTTTAAATTCTTCCTGCGATCGCCTAATTAAGTCACCCTCAGTCTTAGTTAATTTTCCCAGAGAAATTAATGCCGTAATTGTCCGGTCACAAACATCTTGCCATGTCTCTTTTTTACTTCTTGAATAAGTGCGGTAAAACACAGGTTTTGCGGACGGAGCATAAACTTCGTTAAACATTTTCTTAGAGGAGTAAAGATTTATACTTGTTTATAGCACATTCCCATAAAGAATGTTATAATAAGCACTAATCAGTTTTTTTAACCTTAAAAAAAGTGTCAGAGAAAAATGCAAGGTTAGAACTTAAGGATGGTGAAATTGCCGTAGGTCAAGCTACGCGATATTTTAATTTGGAAATTCTTCCCAACTTCTCAAAATCTTTAAATTTAAATAAGGATATGGAGGAAGAGGAGAGTGGGGAAGAAGTAGTAGGAAACTTAACCGCAAGTTTTGTTTTTTCTTCCGAATATCCAATCCTTAGATACGATTACTGGGAAGATGAGAGATATTACGAAGTTCTTTCCCATGAGCCAGGCTGTTGCAATACTCAAAGGGTTACAGAAGGTGTCTGCCCAATTCTTTGGAATCATAATTGGGATTTGCAACGCGGCCTAGTAATGGGGGTAAATTTCTCCCAAGGTAAGGCTATTTGCGATGTCCAGTACGACGACAACGCAGAGGGTAGAGACTTATATAACTTAGTCCAAAAGGGTACTCGTAAAGGTGTTTCGTTCATGTACCAAGTACAGGATGAATACACCGAACTTCCCAAGAAAGAAGCCGCCGCTCTTATTGAAAAATACGGACTCGCAGACAGGGGTTATTACCCAGTCAGGATAAGTAAAAATTGGGAAATATTTGAGATATCCCATGCAAGCGTACCCGCCGACCCGACGGTAGGAGTAGGTAAAAGCCTACAGCGCAATGGAAAAGATGAGCCTAAAATTATTCAAATTAAAGGTAAAGATATGCCTCCACTAACACCTTTAGAAGAAGTTAAATCTTCAACTCCCGACCCCGTTCCTGCGCTAGAGGAAAGGGAGATTGTAGCCGTAGCAGAGTTGAAGCCTCAAGGCTTAGATTTAGAAGCCGTTAGAAAATTAATTCTTGAAACAGTAACTCCAGTTCGGGAAATGAATTTAGTTCTAGAACAAGAAAAATCTCAAGCCTTAGCAGAAAATTCAAGCTTAAAACAAGAATTAGACCAAGAACGCGCCGAGAGATTAAAAGCCCAGCAATTAGCTGATACCCTTAAAGATATTTCGCAGTTAATTGGCCGCCCCGGATCTGAAGTCGTCCCCGCCGTTAAAAATACCCCAAAGTTTGCCATGCAAGGTTTAGCTAAAGAATTTATTGACTTATTTAACAGTTCCAAAGCCGAACCTACAGAAGTTCGCCACGATGGAATGGTTGCAGTCCAACGGAATCATAATGTTTTAGCTAGATTCATGCACGATCACTTCCGTGAAGAGCAAGCCACTAAGGGTTTGCGTAATTGGAAACACTCTCCTTTGGTTAAAGAATTAGAAAATTACTTTAAATCTTCTGAGGGTGGCGGATTTCTTTCTGGTCGTGCGGCCGGGCCAACTATCGGATCGAGCGGCAGCATTGGCGCAATTTTCTTGGATGTTCTCTCAGCTTTAATGAGAGAAACTCACAACTCCAATAATATTTGGTGGCAGTTTGCTTCCACTATATATGACTCAACATCTGCGCCCAATAAATCCATCCTGATTCCTCGCGCTAATAATTTAGCCGATCCTACAGATGTTAACGACTTCCTGATCAGCACAACCGACACCTATACCAGCATTAATTATTCTCGTGGTACTTCTACGGATTCTCAAGGCTTGGAAATTACCACAGTCCCATTAACTATTGCTCAATGGGGTCTAGGTTTGAGCACAGGAGTAGGCAACCGCCCTGTATTTATTCCAGAATTTACTGAAGCTACGTCATTAATTGACTTAATGGCAGTTCTGGATAAAGTATTAATGCAGCACTACTTCAAATTTGAAGATTTGATGGTGCGTAAGGAATACTTTAAGACAACTAAAGTTTATTACAACGATAAGGGTGAAGTAACGTCCGTTCCGGCTAACGTTGCCGCAACAGATGACGGTACTTTAACTGAAGACTTCCTGTCTTCTGTTTATTCCCAGCTTTACGCCGACCAATGGCCAACTTTGCCTAACAACAGTTACATTTTGACAGTTCCCCCTAAATCCTTAGACAATCTAAAGAAATCTTTAGGCAAGCTTTACTCTCCTGTAACTGAAGAACAACGCCAGAATATTTCTAACGTTCTCCGTGCGGCTTCTGGAATTGAAATCGGACAAAGCTCAGGTTACGTCGGTCAATATTGCGGCTTTGAAATTTTCTCAGGCAATACATGGGGTGTTGGTGCGCCAGGTGGATCTGATCCAACCGTAAACACAACTACTTTTGGCGCGGGTGCAACCGTTACTGAAGACTGTTTCGTATTTAGCTACGGTGCGGTCGGTCGCGGTATTGCATTACCAATGGAAGTTCGCGCTTCTGGTACAACTCCATTTAACATGGGAGAATCTTTTATCTGGATTAGCCGTGAACAAACTGGCGTTATTGACTTGGATGCAGCTTTAGCTTCCCCAGCAGGACAACAAACCCGTTGCGCTAAATTAAGAGTTGCGCGTAGGGCTGTTTAAGTTTTTTACCCTTAACTTAAGTTAAGGGTAACTTTTAAGATTAAATTTAAGGATAAGAAAGTGCCAGAAGAAAACGAAAATATTCCGGTTGAGGAAACTAAAAAACCTCCAACCAAAACTAAAACGCCAGCGGTAGAAGCAAAAGTAATAAAAAAAGCAATGGGCGTTTATTCTACAGAATACTTCAAAAGAAACAAAATTCCCTACTGCCAAAATTGTGGGGCGCAATACCAAACTAACCAGACAGGCGAACCTGTTTGTGCAGAAAATTTTTCCAAAGATAATTGCCCAAGGCTAGGAAATTAATTAAGATGATTTTAACCGTACAGGAATTGAGAAATTTTTCGCCATCGCTGTCCGTCCTTGGTAATCTAGAATTAGAAGGACTTATTTTGCGATCTCAATCTCTGTGCGAATCATCCTTGGGCGCAAATCGGGAATTGGTAATTAAGGATTATGTATTAGAAAGGGTTTTAGGTTTAAATAAAATAGCCTTAGTTTATGCACCCGTAACGGCAATTAATTTAGTAGAAGTTAGGTATAATAATTTATTTGTTAGTTTTGGTGATATCCCAGTTAGCCAAAATTGGGAAGTTTTACCATCAGAAAATTACTTTTTAATTGGAGATTGTTTAGAACTTAATAATTTTAACTATATAAATGCCAATATTATTAGAGGTATACGAAGGAGTCGTAGCAATAACGTAACTCAAGAAATAAGAATTACTTACAGCGCAGGTTTAAATTTTTCCGCAACTTCCCAATCCCAAGAGATATTAAAAATTAAATCTGTAATTGCAGCTATCGCAGAAGTTCTATATAGAGAGCAGAAGATAATTAAAGAAGAGAGTTCGCAGGGAGCGAAAATAGTCTACCAAGATTTTAATGATTTAAAACCATTTGCTAATCTTTTGCCGTTATTTTATAAATATAGACCTCGGACTTAAGATGTTAAATAACCCTAATTTAAAAATTAACTTACTCGCAGGTAATGGGAGCTTTACAGAAGATGATTACGGCAACCCCATTGAGGAGAAAACTAATGTAGAAGTTTTTGCTAGGGTGGCGCAATCCAAAAACCCTATTCATTATCAAATGCCAGGTATCCAAATTACTGATATTTTTCTTAAGGGTAATATTTTAACTTTAAACAATAATAATATTTGGATGCCTTCAACTCTTCCTCTAGTTTTTGACTTAGAGATTGAGGCTAACGCTGTCTTGGATTTAGGCGATAGAGAATATGTAGGTAAGTTTAAATTCTTACCCATAGTACAGCCTATTTTTTCGTCTTTAACTATGAGGTTTGGAGAGGTTATTTTTGGATATTTAAACCTTTCCCTGAGAAATTAAATGTAATTTTTTATACCTTGTGATATAATGGTAAAAACAAACGATTGGGAAAAACTTGTAAATTTACCCAAATCTCAGGTAGCGACTTTTAAGTGGGACGTTGATTATGCAGCTAAACTGCATGAGGGATGGACTCTTAAGAGTGGTGAATCCGCACCAGCAAGGCCTTGGGTTTGGGTAACTGCCGATAGCTTTAATTTTAAGGAAGAATTTTCAAGAACAATTCTTAACTCTAGTAAAAGTAAGAGATTAGGGGATGCGATTAAAAACTCTTTTTTTGAACTTAGTAGTAATTTCGGCAACGAGATGCAAGATTCCATAAAAAGTCCCATTTGGAACTGGCCACGATACACCCTTCGTAAAAGTGGTGACTTGGTGGGAAGTCCACGAGATATCGTAGATTTAGGCGGCTTAATTAACTCTTACTCCCTTACCGTTAGATAAAAATGACCTCAAAAGAACTAAGGACGGAACTTTTAAATTTGCTCACAGGACTTGTGGGGACATATAAAGGCGGAGTTCCTATTCCTAGTATTTGGGTATCCGGTAGCGGAGTAAATCCGCCATCTAGTAGTAACGGATTAGAGATTTTGATTAACCACATCCCATCTGGCGATCCTCGCTCATCTTCTGCTGGGATGAAATATCACCCTAGACTTTGGGAAATCACCCTTAAAAATTGGGCAGCAACGCCTAATTTAAGTTTAGCGGTAGAGAGGATTAGAAGGGCTTATGTAACTTCAAGATTTACGAATACCCCGGCAGATGAAAAGGTGATTGAACAGGCAAGAATTTATATTGCCGACAGGGTGATGATTTAATTTTTTTAAAGGAAAAAATAACTATGCCTTTAGCTTACAACACTACATCTTTAGAGGGTTTTAGTGCAGGAATCTTACTATTGCCCAAAGGCACAAGAACTGTAGTCGCAAGAACTCTTACGTCTACAGTAGCCGTCGCTGTTGGCGCGACCGTAATTACTTGTACTGCTTCTGTAGCGACAGACTTAAAAGCAGGTATGGCACTATCCTTCTTCAAGGATGGGGATAAAGCGCGAACTTATGTCCTCATTTCGGAAGATGTGACCGTAGCGACTACAGCGACTAACATTCCCATCTTTAGTTCAAAATACGCGATCGCTACCGCAAGTACAGCAAGGATTGTTGATGATTTGCTCCCCATGTACGGGATTCAAGAGTTCCCCTTGGCCGCTCAAACAACCACAGTGGACACAACCAATACTTTAAGTGGCACTGGAACTGAGAAAAAGGCCATCCGTAGCGATAGAACCATCCAATTCTCTGGCGTAGAAAACCATTACGATTCCCCAGTTGGCGGAGATCCTGCGCTACAGCTTATTAAGCAAACCCAAAGAGATGGCGGCTATTTTGGACGCGAATTGTATTTCTACGCTGTCTATCCAGACGGCGAAATTATTGAAGCGGCTATTTTAATTACGGACTACAGCCAGCCCGGTAGTTACAACGAAGTTAAAAAGTATTCCTTTACCGCTCACTTGCAAGGGACTTCCTTTACTTGGGTCGACCCTTACTCATAATCAGGATACTAATTTTAAATGAAAGTCCTTGCAGATATATCTAAAAACATTGTTGCGTTATTTAACTGCCGACTTAATTCTAGCGAGACAAAAATTTTATGTGGCGCGGCGTTTTTTAGGGGCGGATTATCTGGAGAACTTTCATTATTCTCAGAAACGGGGGAAGAATTTAAGATAAAAATTCCCCCAGAAGTTAAAGACAACAACACAACCATAATTAACACAAACCTGGAGATAGAATTGTGCTAAAAGTAAAACCTTCCAATTCCAAGAAAAAAAAGGCAGAAATCGTCGCTGTCGGTACAGAAAATCACGGCTATTTGTATTTGCAAAGATTGGGCTATGTAAAAGCCGGTGAGTCGTTACAAGTTAAAAAATATTCGGCTACTAAAAAACAAGTTACTGGCGTAATTAATGCCGTAATTAAAGGTATTGCTAAGGATAAAGATATAAGCAGGGAAGAAGCTTCGGAATACATTTTTGGTAAGGAAGTTGACGGGACTAGAGTTTTTCCCAGTGATCAAGATACAGTATTAAGTGAGTACGAAGAAGAATTAAGCGAATTAAACAAGAATGAAGTTCCAACTTTAGAAATTTGGAATTTTGTCGCCAAAACCATCATGGGAGGTTTTTACGTCGAAGGTAATCCCGAACCCGTATTTGTTCCGGGACGACTCGCTTATCATGTAGAACTACTAGAAAGTGTCTTAATAAATAGTGAAAAAATTAAGATCGAAGAGTTAGGATACCCTCTTCCTGATGGGACAAATATTAAATTCGGTGATGTAATTCTGGTAGTTAAAGGAAATCACGATTCTGAAGTCCAGGACGTAGTGATTGAGAAATCTCCCGGAAAAATTAAAGACGGAGAACTTGGATTCTTGTACGATAATTTTGACCGCCAGTATGTCCTAGGTTGCGAGAATTTAAGCTTTGCTGACATTGCAGGACTTCCCCAAGAATTAATCCAAGCCGTCTTTGAGTTTTACCAATCCGAAAGCCTCAACATTATAGAAGATCCTGAAGGTGAAAAAAAAGCACTAACTCCACTGGAGGAAGTGAAGAAGATGGATATGGAAGTGGAAGCGGACAAGACATTGACTGGTACACCATCTACCTCCAGATCCAAAAGCACGGAATCCAAGACAGTAGATTTAGTAGCTGGGTAAATTTCCTCCAACTTCCGCCTTTTGTAATTTTAGACACCCTATCAAGACTGGAAAAAATTGATAGGGTCAAGTCTAACGAAAAAAGCTTTGCAACAGCAAGGTTGGCGGAAGTGGTTTATGGGTTCTTGGGCGGTAAAAATATTTCGTGGACTGATTTTTTACCGTTCAAGAATGAAGTTAAAACCGACAAGGCGGGCATTAGTGAAGAAACAAAATCTTGTATTAAGTTTGCCTTTGAGAATAGTTTAGTTAGTCCTCAAGTTCTAGCCTCAATCAGTTTATTATTAGAAGAGTAAATTATATGGAATTACCACAATTAGTTGTTGAGTTAGTTGGTGATTACTCCAAGCTAATGGAAGATATAAAAAAGGCTAGGGTCGAGGCTATTAAACAAGCTCAATTTCTAGAGAAAGATCTTAATTTAACCATAGGCGTTAATGATGACTCGCTAAAAAACCTTAATAAACATTTTGACTTAAAGGTAACTCACTTTAAGCAAACACAAACTTATTTTAAAAACAATCCTTTAAAAGTTTTTGTTGATGACGGGGAATTAACTAACTTAAATAAGGAATTAGATAAATTAGGGCAAAGAAAGGTTACAGCTAATGTTAGCGTTAACAATAACGGCAGTGGAAATAAAAACAATACTGTAGGAGATGTCGTAAAGGGTGTAATTATGTCACCTGTGAATATGGCTGCGAATATAGCCATGTCGCCGTTTAGGGCTGTAGGAAAAGTAGCTGATGCCATAGGTAAAGGTATTGATAATATTGCAGTTGGATTTACTGAAGAAATCGGTAGATCGATGTCTATTAAATTAACAGGGAAAAGTACAAAACAGTTTGCTAAAAAAATTCAAGATGGATTTAGGCTAGTTGATGAAGAAATTATAGGAAAGTCCCAGGTCTATGAAACTTTTTTTGCAGAATTAATCAGTAGCGGTAGTTTCGATAAAGCTAAATTTGCTGCCGGAAAAAGAACTAAAATGCAAAAACAGCTTAATAGGCTAGGAGATTTACAAGTAATCGCAAATCTTGAGGAAGAGTATAAATCTAATAAAAACACTCCATCCTCTATTGAAGCTGTTGACCGAATTTTGTCCGAAGAGCCTGAATTAAAGAAAAAGTTTGAAACAATTTCTTCCAAAAAATCAAGCTTGTCGTTGGATGAACACAAGAGGAGATTTATTCCGACAATCATAAAAGAAGCTCAACCCACTGACTTGTCGAACAAAGTTATTCTCCCTTTGATGAAAGAAGTTCAACCAATTCTTAATTTTATACAGGGGATGCAGTCCTATCATACAAGCAAGCTGTCCGAATCTCACTACCAAGCAAGAAAAGCAACCTTCCCTATACTAGAGCCTGGACAAAAGGTGGTTTCTGTAATCGGGGGTGCTGAGGATAAGTTCGGACAGGGTGGCCGCGCACTCGCTACTTCCTTAGAACCTATTGTTGGGAAGAATATAAAATTGTTACCAGTGGAAAATTTGGACACAGATGTTAGCAAAAGGACTGCTGAAATAGATAAGTGGACTGATGACGTATTAATAAAAAAACTTCTCCCTGGGATGGGATCGTTATCTCCAACTATAAAGAATGCGGTAAGACAGATCGCCTATTCGCTAAATCCTCTAGGATCGGACGTAGCCGCCGCTCAAGCTTTAGCTCACACAAGGCTGGCTAGAGAACAAGGAAACGACGCTTCGGCTATCAGCTTCTCTCTTGGTGGCGCAAGTGCTTACAGGTATGCAAAAGCGGCGGAGTATGAAGGGACTAAGACAAAAGCACTAGCTATGGCTTATCCTTTTTCAAATTTATCAAATGCAACACCTAAAGGTTTTGCATCTGCAATTTTAGAAAAAGATCCCTTAACTTTCCCGTTTAAAATAGGTGTTTATAATCCGAGCAGTGCAATGAACATCCTTGATGATTCAGGTCTAAGATCGTCAGGGGCAAACGTTCATGCGACACATCACTTATTTCGATCTCCTGGTTTTGTCGAAAAATTTAATGACACTGTAGGTAGTAGTTTACCTACAGACAAGACATCAAGAGATACTATGTCTGACTTGCAAAGACTCATGTTGCAGGTTCACCAAGTAGTCATTTCTACGATGCACGCTAAGGATTTAGCCTCTAAGGGGCAATACAGTCAAGGTGTAATAAAAAACTTATTTGATTCTAAATACCTTTTTGGACAATTATCCAACGAACGGATGCCGGAACAGGTGAGATCAATGGCAACCATACTTCGAGGTCAGGCTGTGGACGCTGGCACATTAATGCTATCAAATGCAGAAAAAACAGAACGTCCTACAGGGCAATTGAAAGATTTGCCCAATGATGAATCTCATCCTGGATATCAAAGATATAAACAAGAGGCATCGATTATCAATCAATCTATTGAATCTTTTAAAACTAGAACGGTTGTACCAGGAGCTTACTTCGCAGGTGGTTTGAAAAGAGAAGATGTTGCTGCAAGAAACCAAGAACTTTCACAAAAAACTATCCCTTGGTTTAAATCACAAAAACAGTTCGAGGAATACGGAAGAGAAATAATTAAAGGGCTTGAAATTGTTGCAAAACTGCAAGAAGAGTTTGTTAGAACTCACGGCAATATATCGCCAAAATTTTTAGACAAGATTGATTATTTGCCTACCGAAAATCTCAAAACCGACGTTATGGAAAAGATTAAGTTCCCGGATAATGTTACCGATCCCGGATTTATGAGGTATGTGGATGAAGTTAGTGGCATTAATGAGTCTATTCAAACTTTTAAAGAAAATAAAGCAATCCCTGATAAGGGTTGGTGGGCTGGCGGACTGAACGTTGGCAAAGTTGCGGAACGCAAGCGAGATTTGTCTATAGCAACAATTCCTTGGTTTGAATCACAAAAACAGTTTGAAGAGTACGGAAAAAAAATCGTTCAAGGATTTAAAGTAATTCTGTCGTTACAAGAAGAATTTATTAAAACCAAAGGAAATATATCGCCTGACTTTTTAGATAAAATTGAGTATTTACCGACAATTCCAGGGTCAGAAAAAATACCAAAGTATGCTTCTGAGCAAAGTCCTGAGTTTCGCAATTTATCGGAATACTTTGAAGAAAATTTAAACTTAAAAAAACTACCGATTTCGGATGCTATGAGAGAACACCCAGCGTCAATTTTAGGGTTTAATAAAATGCTTAAAACTATAGCTCCGATGATGCCGGACGCTAAAGAAATTAAAGCTGTAGGTCATGGATGGTCTGGAGCTATGGCTTTGATAACCGATAAATTGGTTTACAAAACTGATTTAGATCCTGAAGGTGCAAAAAAAATAGCATCAAAACAGGAAGTTAAAGCTTATGAAAGACTACAGGGCAGATACGCCCCGTTACTTTATGCGGCGAACGAAAAAGAATCTATGATTGTAGAAAAAATAGAAGGGAGGGACTTGAAGAAAATTATGGAGGACTATGCAGCACCCATAAGAGCCTCGAAAGAAGAACAAGCAAAGTTAAAGAAAGAGACAAAACCAAGGATAGCGAAATTAGAAAATGAATTAGAAAACGAAAAAAACCCTGAGAGAAGGAAAGAAATAAAAAAAGCTATAGAGGATTTAGAAAACGCCAACAAATTATTAGACAGACAAATCCGAAAGGATATAAAGCAATTTAATGAAATATTTTCACAGTTCTATCGTTATGTCGGAAGTTTGGGTAGGGCTATGCAAGACATGGGTGTTGTTCATAACGATCTAGCTTCCGCCAATGTATTTTTTAAAGACTATAAAATCGATCCAGTAACAAACAAAGTAGATCCTGGGAAAATATCAGCAATTGATTTAGGTATGTCCACAACTATGCCCTCTGCCAAGCAGAAAGCTGAGGATGAGGCGACAACTATTCAAAGAGCTTTAATAGACATTTCATTGTGGGGAATATTAGATGCTAACAAAATAAGGAACAGTATAAAGAAAGGGTACAAAAAAGCCCTGCCCATACCCGAAGCTAGGCAAATAGATCCTTCGTTACTTATACCGCTAAATCCTGCTAAAGAAATACCGATAGGTTATTCGGGCAAATCGTTACTGCAAGAAACTGTTGGGGATTTACCACAATTTAAACCAACGGCCATTTTACCAACTTATACTGTTGAAAAATCTTATACTCCAACTCCAGTAAGCACAATCCCCAAGGGATATCAAGTAATTAAAGTTAACCCAGTTACTCAATCTACATCCGTAAGCGCAACCCCCAACGGATATCAAGTAACTAGAGTTAACCCAGTTACTCAATCTACATCCGGTAAAGATATTGAGGTGTCAGAAAAAGCCAAGCTTGCGGTAAAATCAGCGCAAGAATTAGCCGCTAAATTTAATGCTAATTTCGCTAAACTAAGATCCCTGTTAAAAGATGCAGAAACAACTGGTAACTTCGCTCCAGTTATTGAGTTATCTGCGGCGATTAAGCAGTATGGAGATAAAGCCAAAGCTGATATAACAAAATTAAGAAATAGTGCAGGAATAGATCCTAATTTTGCAAAAAGCAGAGAGAGTTCACAACTAAGCAATTCTTTATCACAAATAACTTCTGTTCAAAATAAAGCAGCGAGAATAAGTGCGTTGCATGGAGGAGTTAGAATTGGCGAAAATATAGGAGCGGGCGTAAGTAAAGGTGTAGAAAATAGCATAGGTGATTTACGTACATCTTCTGAAAAATTAGCAGAGACAGTAATAGATACAGTAGAAGAAAAATTAGAAATTAAATCACCCTCAAGATGGGCTATTAGAACTGGTCAAAATATAGGCAATGCTATGGGGGTGGGTGCGGACGAATCCTTAAATAACGCTAAGAAAATAATTACCTCAAGGGTAGATGAGATAAGGAAAGGCGCAGAAAACGGATTAGTTTTACCGTCAGGATATAATAAACTTCCGCACATAAATAAAGGCAGTTTAGCAAATCTTCCTATTAATGGACTACTCCAACCTTCTTCTGGCGTTGACTCAACAAGATTAAATTCTCCCCGAACGACTAGCGTATTTTCAGCACCAACGGGTGAGTTCTCTAAACTATACAACCCTAACATTTCTACAGAAGAGTTAAGGAAAACTTTTGCTAAACAAATCTCTAAAAATTTATCTTCTGTAGTTTCTACGGATGAGATAAATAGGTCTTTGGGGCTGTCTCCCGTAATCCTTCCAGATAGCTACGCTAAATATAAAAAACAAAATAACGTTTCGCCAATAATTACATCATCTAGTCAGCTAAATCCATATAGCGGTTCTATTCCGTTGGCAAATCCTCTTAAACCCTACCAAGGATTAATTCTCCCTAATAACAACAACTCTAACAATGGCAATAACTTAATACTCCCAGGACAAAGATCCGGAAGCGGTCTGCCTCTAATACTGCCTCCTGAAAAACAGCCTCATGTAGTACGGTTAACAGAAGCGCAAGAGTCATTTAAAAATGTGCTTTTAAGTGCAGGAAATGCGGTAACTAACTTTTCTCTAATTCTTCCAAGAGGAAGGGGCTGGAGTTCGCCAAACCCACTAACTACTTTAGCTGCATCTGGCAGAATGGGATGGGCGCAAGGAGGATACAATTCAATTCTTCCTAAAAATATTCCACAGCCTTCTTATCAATCATTGATTCTTCCCAATAGTAATCAAAATCCTTCACGTCACCTAATCCTACCAAATTCTTACGTACCGCCAATTCCCCAAGTTCCACAACCTTCTATATCTTTTAAGATTCCAAACACGACCGTCGGAGGTGTGAACCCTCAACTACCCCCATTCCTACCAAATGGTATTCCCCAAGTTCCACAATCTACGATAGAAAATGGCGTAAAGAAAAATTCCCAGTCATTTGTAAGACTTGGCATAATGTTGGGCAAATACGTAGGTGAAGGTTTCACTAAGGGTCTGCAATTCTTAGAAGGTGGTAACAATGGCATAATTCCATCGCTCATTAGACAAATAAACAGAATTAAAGAATCTGTAGAAAATGGCACAATTACATCTGACGTAGAAAAAGATAAAGAAAGATTAAGCCGAGGCTTTAGTAAAGGATTAGGAAGTATCCCAGGATTTAAGGAAGCTAAGGAAAGATTTAAGGGTTATTTAGATTTCCTTAAGGAAATCGCCAATCCTAACGTATCGGCAGCATTAGGCGAGGGGTTAGCTAACGGTATTGTTGCAGCTAAGGAATTATTTGTAGATTTCCTTAAGATGCCAGAAAAAATTAAGGAAGGGTTCATCCAGGCTAAGGTGGCTTTTGATAGTTTTGTAGAGGGAATGAGTAAAGTCCAGAAATTTGGCGAGATGATGGACTTTGTTAAATCTTCTATAGGTAATGTTGTTAAAGTCCTAGCTTTGTTGGCCGTAGGGAAAATTATCTTAGATTTAGCTCCCGCAAGCATAGAAGTCGCTGCTAACTTTGAGAATTTAGAGAGACGGATTAAGTTCACTTCTGGAAGCATTTCAGAGGGTGCTAAAAATATTGCATTTTTAAGATCGGAAGCAAAAAGACTCAACGTTGACTTAAGCCAAACTTTAGAAAGTGGCAGTAAATTCTTCCAGGCAACTAAGGATACTCCCATAGAAGGCTATCAATCTCGCCAGATCGTTAGCGCAGTCACTCAAGCTTCGGCTGTCTATGGTTTAGATTTAGACAAGCAGCAAAGGACTTTTACCGCGCTTGAGCAAATGTCTGGAAAAACGGTTGTATCTCAAGAAGAATTAAGACAACAACTCGCTGAAGCAATCCCCAACGCTTCGCAAATCGCCGCAAATGCTTACGGAACAACCACCCAGTCCATGAACCAATTATTAAGTACAGGCAGGGTTTTAGCTGAGGACTTTTTGCCAAAATTTGCTCAACAATTAAAAGCGCAAACTTCATCAGGTGTAGGAGATGCCGTTAATTCTTCAGTGGCGATAACTAATAAATTCAATAATTCCTTAATTGAGTTACAGGAAAGTATTGGTAAAACTTTACTGCCTTTCAGAAACTTTTCTTTAAGTGTTTTTGCGTCTGGTATAGATTTAGTAACTAAGAATCTCCAACTCTTAAAAAGTGTCTTACTGATTACCTTAATTAAATTAGGAAGTCCTGTTTGGTTAATGTTTGCGACGTATTTAAAAGGAATTTTATTCTCTGCGGGAGGGGCTAAGGGTGCATTGCTGGGAATGAGTCAAAGTATTGCAACTTTAGCCGCTCAGATGTTTGTTTTATCAATGGCGATGAAAGCTATTGATGAAACAATGATGAATTTCAAGGATAGCAGCGGCGCAATTGGCGAACAGACTAGAAACGTTACTCAGTCTATTAATGAACAAAGAAAATTATTAAATCCATCCTCTAAAGTTAGCCGTGATAACTTTTCAGCATTTAGAGAAGGATTTACGCTTAACCCATTTGATAACGATACAAAAAAACTAATAAAACAAATGGAGGATAGTGCCAAACAAACAACTATTGGGCAACAAAACACTTTCGATATTTTGAAAGATAGTAACTCTCCCGCTATTAAAAACGCTATCCAAGACATTCAATTCCTAGACAAATCTTTGGATAATATTAAAATGGAACGTCGGGCGATTATTGCCAACGATCCCGGCAATAGTGAAGCGTTGAGATCTCTGCAAGAATGGGAAAAGAGAATAAGCGGGGTGAGAGAAAAGCCCTTAGAATTGTTTGGCGGAACTAAAGCTAATTTAGACAAACAAGTAGAAACTTTAAAAACTTATTTGGAGTATTGGGAAGAACTAAAGAAAAATCCCAAACTTTACCAAAGTGAAATTGACGACATTAATAAAATAATTAAGGTAACTGAACAAGATTTAGCTACAGTTATTCAAGAACAAGACAAGATGACTAAGGCTATTAAAAATTCCTTAACAGAAATGCAAAAATTTGCAATTGAAATAAGGAACTTAGAAGCTAAGTTTAACGATCTAAGACAATATAGAGATACAGCATTAAGTTTAGAGAAAACTAATTTATTTAACCTTGGCAGCAGTGGGGACGTTTTACCAGGGCAACTGGAATATACGAACAACTTAAAAACTCAAGCCACTCTGACTGGTAAAATTGCCGATAATTTAAAACAAATCCAAGAGATGTCCGCTCAATTGGAAGTTAATGATTTAGATAGAGTCTTAGGCACACTTAATTTAAATAAAAGAAGCGGTATAGACACCTTAAAGGCTGCACAAGAAAGAAGTATTGATGGAAGTAAAGAAAAAGAGATTTTAAGTGGCTTTATAAAAGTTAAGGAAATGCAAATCCAAACTGTTGATATGCAACAACAAATTGCAGAGCAGAAATATAACTTAATCCAAAGCCTCTACCAACAAACAAAGCAAGTCACCGACTATTATCGCGCAGCCGTTCGAGAATCTCAAGCTGTGGGTATTGAATTTGAGAAAGCACAAAAGACCTTTGAAAACTCTAAAGTACAGAATAAACTTAGAGAGGCTTTAATTGGTGCTGGGGACAATATCTACACTCAGTTTATTGAGGGAATTATTAATGTAATTTCCCAAACAACCGAAATAGAGAAACAACAACTAGAAGCAAGAAAACAGAGGATTGACTACCAGAATAACGTCCAAGATATTCAGCTACAAGCTATAGAACTACAACGGAGTTTACCAGGAAAAATTATCCCGATAGATTCTAGTATTGCCGATAACTTTAATCTCAGTCTTAAAAACGTAAACAGGACGGTTGATGAAATTAATAAGAATATAAATAACTTATCTAACAGTGTTGTAGACGCAACTAAAAAAGCTGAAGATAGTATTAAAGACTTAAGTAAAACTAGCAACTCATGGATAGAAGGTCTTGGTACTAAGTTTGCAGATTTAGTTAAGTCTTTTGAGAACGGCTTTGATCGCGTGGGGACTGCGATCGCTGATATGGGAATAAAAACCTCCAACTGGTTAGCTTCCCTGGCTACCGGACAAGGCTTGTTACAAAATTTAGCGGGCGGTGTTCAATCGGCGGTTAGCACGGTGTTTGGGGAAAAAGCTGGGCAACAGTTAGAGCAGGGTGCTAAAGAGTTCGTTAGTAATCCGTTAGGGGCTGTCAAAAAGTTCTACGGATTGGATAATTTACAGACTGTTAATCAAACTTTGCTTAGACCTACGCCGGGGCGCGTAACATCTAAGTACGGAATGCGTACAGACCCATTGGACGGCACTAGAAAAATGCACAACGGTGTTGATTTTGAAGACGCTACAGGAACACCAATTAAAGCACCACTGACAGGCACGGTTATCACATCTAAAGGTGGTTGGAATGGTGGTGCGGGCAATATGGTCGAAGTTGAAACCATCACCGCAGAAGGTAAAAAAGTTGTAAACCGCTTTTTTCACTTATCTGAATTACTTAAAAAGGTTGGGGACGTTGTACAACAAGGTGATGTAATAGGTAAAGTTGGAAGCACTGGGCGTGGCACAGGATCGCATTTACATTGGGAGGTAACGATCAACGGTCAAAGGATAAACCCAACTACCCAGTTAGGTAAAACTTTTAAAGTACCTGGGATTAAATTGGATACAACCAAAAAGGTTGTTGATACCACACAAGACAACAAGAGGCTGAACAGGGTAGCAGATTGGCCGATGCCTCAACAACGGCCAACAAAACAACGCCAATCAGTTCCGCTTGTTCCAGGGCTAGATCCACGTATAGATACCAAGTTCCTGCAAAGCGTGGCTAAAATAGCTCAAAGCGTAGGAGCAAACCCTGAAGACCTACTTAAAACGATGCTGTATGAAACAGGTGGTACACTTTCGCCATCTGCTAGGAACAAACGCACAAACGCAACAGGTTTAATTCAGTTCATGCCCGCTACGGCTAGAGGACTGGGTACAAACATAGATGCTCTGTCTCAAATGAGTCCACAAGAGCAATTAGTCTTTGTTCAGAAATACTTAAAACAGAACAGTAGAGGGCAAAAGCTAGACTCCTTCCGAAAAGTTTTATCTACCGTTTTTGCGGGGAATCCTAACGCATCATTAGGAGTAGGGGATGGTGATATTACGCTAGGTAATTACCTCCCCAAAGCAGAAAATCGGTACGGCAATACAGCGCGACAATTGGTGCAGATTGTTATGCAAGGCGGAAGTATTCAACCCAACCAAATGCAGGAAGTGGTAACACAAGCTAGTAGACTTAAATTAAACACCGCTGCCCAACAATATCAAACTAATCAAACTAACAGCAACCTAAATCCTGAACAAATCAGAGAAAATGAGCTAAAACAAAGGCTAGAGGCTTACAGGCTTATTATGTCCTCTCAAAAAACCGCGATAGGAGACATCAGCAGTACGAAAGATTCTACTCTAGGGACTAGAATAACGGTGTTAAAAGGTTTATCTCCTACCATGAGTAATGCGGATATGTTTAGTCTCCAATTTAATGAATTACGCCGCAAATTAGAGAAAGATGTTGAGTTGTTAGAGCAAATTGTTAGAGAAACGGATGGAGCGATCGCGCAAAAACCGGACTTACAAGCCGCATTTAATCTGGCAATGAAGAGATTTCCTAATGATCCGAGATTAGCCGCAGCCGCAATCCAGACAAACGATCTAAGTTTTAAAGCTACAGCTTTTAAAAATGCAGAAGCTAAAAATAGCTTGAAATTTTTAAAATCCAATATTGATAGCATCCTCAAAGCGTCAATGAAAGATTTTGACAAAAAAGAGTTTTTCAGATTAAGCGAGCAGGATATATCGCAACAATCAAAAGTTATTGAACAACTACAACAACAGTTACAGTTAGTTCAAAAACTTGAGGAAATTGACCCGCTAAATCCGTTGGTTTTAAAAATTCCATCACTTCAAAGAAATATTAGCTTACTAGAATTAACCCGTGACCAATACCAACAATTACTAGACCTCCAAAGACGTTATTATGATGGCGGAGGTAAGGGCGGTAACATGAGTGAAGCAGCTTTTCAGAAGGAATTTAAAGCCATTCTCAATGTTAATTCTGTTAAAAGAGAGGGCGTTGATCTTAACTTTAATTATGCCGATACAGTTAAGCGAATTAAGCAAGCTAACGACGAATTAACTAAATCGCAAACTATCCAAGCCTCGCAAATGAAATCATTGCAACTAGACAATGAACGGTTTGCGATTGACAATAAGGATGGGATGGTTAGTTTAGTCAGCTTAACCAATGAATTAACAATAAAAACTAACGAGCTAACTAATGCTTACAAGAAACAATTATTGGAAATTCAAGGTAACGCCTTACTTAGTCCACAAGAAAAATTAATAGAACGACAAAAAGCTTTCCGTAATTACGGAAAAGAAAAATCTAACCTTGACGCAGAAAATTCTTACCAAACTAAGCTCGCCCCGATTACAAATAGAGGCATTGAATTAACTAAATCGCAAACTATCCAAGCCTCGCAAATGAAATCATTGCAACTAGACAATGAACGGTTTGCGATTGACAATAAGGATGGGATGGTTAGTTTAGTCAGCTTAACCAATGAATTAACAATAAAAACTAACGAGCTAACTAATGCTTACAAGAAACAATTATTGGAAATTCAAGGTAACGCCTTACTTAGTCCACAAGAAAAATTAATAGAACGACTAAAAGCTTTCCGTAATTACGGAAAAGAAAAATCTAACCTTGACGCAGAAAATTCTTACCAAACTAAGCTCGCGCCGATTACAAATAGAGGCATTGAACTCGGCAGGATGGAAAAATTAAATTCATCCGGTAGTGCAATTTCTTCCGAGATAATAAGAGGTCGGGGTTTGTTCGGAGTTAGAGACAAGGAATTGCAAAAAGCACAGCTTTTATCACAAATTAAGATGGATTTTGAGAAGGAAAAAAACGAAATAGCTAAACTAGGATTATCAAGTAATTATTCAGCAGAAGAAATATCTGTACTTAGTGAAAATTTACTTAAGCTAAACGAGTTAAAACTAGACAATGTTGCGAAAGAATTTAATATGTTCACCGAGGCTATTAGCGGAATTAAAGGAGATTTTGACAATATCCTAAAGGGATTTTTCATGAACGACTCTGTTAATAAAAACGCTGGCGATTTACAGGATATTAATAAATCCCTAGATGAGATTGCTAAGAAACGCCGCGACATTATAATGAATACGTCCGGTAATATTCAGGAAGTAAGAAACGCATACCAAAATTCTGGCAATAACAAACAACTAAAAGAATTAGATAGAGCGCAGAGAGACTTAGAAAAGAAAAAGACGGAGTTGAGTAAAAGAAGTATAGTCGATGCTTTTAGCGAGATTGCAAAAAGTATTTTAAGCAATTTAGCTGCTGTTGCAAGTAAGGAACTGTCTAACCAACTATTTGGTAAATTAACTGAAATTATTTTTGGCAATAAAGCTAAAGACGTGGGCGCGATCGCTTTAAATAACGCGGGAGCTAATCTAAGTGTGTCCGCTACAATGCTACAACAAGCGGCTTTAGTCTTGCAAAATATTATGGGCGCAGGTAGCAAAGATGGCGGAGTGCTAGATAGTATTTTTGGAGCGTTTGGAGAGAGTAGTTTTGGAATACTCGAAGGCAGTAGCGCAATCCCATTTAGTTCTAGCGGAGCATTTGACTTTAGCGATGGTTTTAGCTTAGGTGGTTTAGACGGCGGATTAGACTTTGGTTCAGCTACGCTCCCTAGTTTTGCTAAAGGCGGAATGGTTGGGGATTTATTAAACAAGGAAAGGGCGATAAGTGGGTTTAACCCACGCTTAATTATCGCTAACGAAGGTGAACGGGTTTTAACTCCAAAAGAAACTAAGTTATGGAATCAACTAAACAGTAGTAATAAATTGGAGAGTTTCAGTAGCGGCGGTATGATAGGTGAAGGTTTAGGGAATATTAATAACGTAGGAAGAAGTGGAGATACGATTAACATTACGCCTAACGTGAACATTAATAATAGCGAGGGTGGCAACGGCAACATTAACAAAGCCTTGTTTGAAAAAGCTTTAGAAGCAAAAATCCAGGAGACAATCAAGCAAGAGCGTCGTCCTGGAGGTAGCTTAAATAGAGGTGGTTTATATGATAGGTAATTTATCTTTTATTAACCTCAATCTTGATTACTCTCGTAGGAGGATTGAGGTTAATATCCCCATCTACAACACCTTTAATGAAAAATACCAAGCCCATTAGAATTATTAATCCTACGCACCCCTTAATTTCCTCATTCCTCTTCTTAATGTCCATAACCTTATTAAATTTTAACTTTTATGCCAGTATACCCCACAGCACCACAAAGTTTTGTTTTAACTTGGGAGAATCCCCTATCCCTAAAGCAAAGTCCCGCCACAAACGCAGATAGGCGTAAGGGCGGGACTGAATTAAGGGGGACTAATTTTCAACTAAACTTAGTTAGGGAAATGCAAGAAGCTAAAGTAATGGCAGTAACAAGGGATGATTATGAAGAAATTGAAGAGTTTTTAACTTCCAGAAATGGTGCGCCATTTAACTTTAACTCCCAATTATGGAGTTGTTTAGAGTGGAATTGGATATTTAAGGGTAATGACGTTTTTGAGCTTAATTTAAGCTTAAAACAGGAGTTTCGTCCTTAATTTTCCTCTTTATTTACAATTCTTTCCCATTGTTCTAAACAACTCTTAGCAGCATCGCCAACGAATGTATGTGACTTCCCATTAGTTTGCGTAAGAACCACATCCTCTTTTATGTTGTGTAAACTACAAATGGTGTAATAATTAAATCTATGAACATTACCGTTCTTTTCTGTGACAATAATCCAAGGCTCTTTTTTGGCTTTCATTTTAAAAAAAACTTGACGACGATATAAAAGAATTTTTACACACTTCCTATATCGTCGTCAAGTAGTAAGTTAAAAGTTAAAAAACAAGGGTTTAGGGCGTGAATACTCTGAGATAAATCCCGTAAATAGCAAAGATTGGGTAAAAGGCGATGAGTGCAAGTAGGTAGAAGAATGATTTTATCGGGGTTGAGATTAAATTAGAAAAATCATTCAAGGCTGCATGGAAAGTAAAACCTAATCCAAAAATAAGGTAAGCGTAAAAGTAAAGCATAAGGTTCTATTCTCCTCCTAAGAAAAAGTTTAATCCGTCTTTGTCTAAAACAGTTTTAAGTTTCTGGGAATATTTCTTTAAAAAATTCCTCACTTCTTCATATTTTACAACAATTTCCCTACCCTTCCCTAAAGGTTTACCTTTTATTTTTCCTGTCCTATGCCAAGAAGATGTTGTGCTACGGCTTACTCCTAATAATTTTCCTATCCTGGAAAGAGATAGATCATCAAACTCTCTTGCGTAAGATATTTTTAAAACCTTAAACCTTGATCTAACGGCTTCTGGAGTTCTATTAAATCCCTGTTTTTTTAATATTAGAGATATGTCTTCAGGGCTGTGGAATCCTACATATTCCTCTAATATTTCATCTTCCTTTTTACTCCATCTCACCCAACTAGCCATAATTTAACCCACCTTCCATAAAGATAGAAGCAGCTTTTTTGGCTATATTTTCAGAAAGTTGAACTTGCTTAATTGTAACTAAACCTTCGTTAACAAAAGAATCTCTAACTAAAGCTTTTTCTCCACTATTAAAAGAAGTTTCATAAAATACTTCTTTAATTCCAGCGGAGATAATTAACTTCAAACAAGATAAACAGGGTTCTAATGTTACGTATATACTTGATCCATCTGTAGATATACCATACTTTGAGGCTTGAGCGATCGCATTTGCTTCTGCGTGTACAGCCCTTGATGGTAGTATTTTACTAGCATCACAGCTATTTAAGCCTGGATAACAGTATCCTTGGGTTATACAATGAGCCGAGCCTGACGGTGAACCATTATAACCTGTGGCTACAACTTGCTTATTTTTAACAATTACAGCACCAACTGGAAAAGCAAGACAAGTTGAGCGAGTTGCGGCTAATTTAGCCAACATGAGGAAATATTCATCCCATGTTGGTCTTTGGTAAGTAATCATTATTCACCTATCCTGGATGTATTCAATACCGTTTGTTAAACACTCACTGGCTTTTTGTAATTCCATACCTAAATATCCTGCATGATCTGGACACACCGAAGGGGATGCAGCACAAATTTCTTTAATCATTTTCAAAGGATTTTTCCCAGAATAGCAACCGACAATTTCACCACTTCCAGGGGTTGTATGGGTAACAACTATCTTATCATCTGCTATTTCTATTAAAAAATTACCCGCAGGATCATAATAATCTAATTTTTTACAAATTGCAGAATATTGTTCTTTAATTAGCTGTTCCGCATTACTCCAAGTATCATCATAAATATGAGCAGACTGACTCAAGGTTATTAAGGGAGCAAGTTTCAAATCATATTGAGAACGTTGACAAATCTCATTTCTAATATGTTTTTGTAAAGCCCTCAATCCCATAGCATTAGCTGGCCAAGCTGCAAACATATCGTTACTTCTCAAAACAGCAGTTAATGATAATTCATTATCAACTACTCTTAACCAAATATGATTTAAACACGGACTACCACCTTTTTCATGATCTTTAACATCCCATAAAGTCATGACCGCACTAGCAGCATCAATTTCTCCAATTAATTTTTCAATTACCTGTTCAATTTGATCTCTTCCAAACCAAGAACGCAACCTTTGTCCATAGGTGTATTTTACCCCTTCTTGATTAATTGCATCATCTAATATTTGCGAAATATATTCTTCTAAAAAACTCCTATCTATTGGTAAATAATTAGGTTCGGGAAAATAAAAATCATCAGGTTCGTCGGTGACAACTGCCATTAAATCTATCAATTCTTGCCATTTTCCATCATAACCAGTTGGTCTAATTGTCCCTGTTGTTTTAATTCTGTGGATGATTTTTACCCAGGTTTCAGCAATGGTTTTACCTTCTATTCTATGTCCATATCGTGTTCCTGGAAAAACTGTTGGTTCAATTGTCGTCATGGGAAATTCTACAGGTGTTCCCCAGGGTGCAACTATTTCTTTATTTCCATAATATTGGATTTTTTCAACAGCATCAGAAATTGATATTGCGTCTTGAATTTCTACAGAACGCCGTAATTTTTCTAAAGCATTGATATCAATATCAATATCAATATAACCCGGAATTAAAGAACGAATTACCCAAGATTTTCGCCCGGTATCACTAATACTTGCTTCTACACCATAACGGAAAAAATCACCTAAACATTGACAAGCACCCGCGTTTTTATCTTCTTTAGTAGCGTTGAGAATAACTAAATACCGCACATGAGGATTTAGTAACAAATTACGAATTAGTAAGTTGATACCTCTAGTAGGTGAGTATAGCTGTCCAATTACAGCGTATTCATTATCTTTTAAGTGCTTGCGTAGGGTTTCTTTTACTGCCCATCCCGTAATTACCGCAGTTTGTCCACTTCCGTAAATTAACTGATTGGGTTTGTGCTGTGCCGTGTACGTTTTTAGCATTTATTTAACCTAATTATTTCTTGAGCTAATTCGTGGACATAGTTTGCTATTTATTTTCCACTCCCTTAAAAAATGCAGCAAAAACATTAAAAAATATAGCCACCACTAAATCTGCCGCAAGCTTAAAGAAAACATCCCTAATATAAATCTCGCCACCTTCTACTTTTTCTAAAAACTCAACTTCTGTCATGTTATAAAGTTTTGCAGTAACAGGAACGAAATTTTTGTAATGTTCCACTAAATAACTTGTGTGTTCCTTGGTTAGTTTAGCTCTATTAAAAACCCAAATATCTAGATTTAACATGACTTAAAACTCTCCAAATTTAATTCTATTGTAATTTTACCATTCCATAAATTTTCTTTCAACTTATAGGCTATGTCAACCTCGGAAGGAAGTGGTAAATATTTCTGAAAATCCCAACCAATAGCCTTAACACTAATCCCCGCCTGTTCAAAAGTAAATTTTACAGCACCGGGAAAATTAAGCTTATCTTGTTTTAAGACTTTAACCTTAGTGGTGTAAAAAATTGGCTCAGGATTTTTCATCCCAAACGGCTGCAAAACTTGGACTTCTTGGAAAGTGCTTAGGGAAATTTGAGTAAAGTCTAAATGGTGATCTACGAAGACTAATTTTGTACCTAACTCTTCAGATTTACTTACTAAGTTGGCGTATTTAATTAATCTTTCATGGAAGTTATTATTAACATCCCACCAAAGACTAAAACCACCCGCAGCTTTGTGACCGCCAAAAGTAGCTAAATATTCAGAACAATAATTTAATGCTGCGAAAACATCAAAAAACATTCCGCCTCTACACGATCCTGAGATTTTATATTCTTCAGAAACGCTTCCGACAAAAGCAGGATAACCATATTTTTCTACAACTTTGTTGGCAATCAATCCGACGATCCCTTTATGGATTCCCTTTTCAAAGTAGTAAATAACTTTTTCCCTTTCAAACTTTTCCGGATCAGCTTCTAGCTGTAAATTTATATGATCAAAAACAATCTGCTCCCAAGTTTTAACCAATCCTTGTCTTTCTTCATTTAAAGCTTCTATTTCGTGAGCTAATTCCATAGCCTCAACAACATTAGTTGAGGAAAGAAGGTTAATAACTTGTTGCGGTTCGCCAATCCGACCTACGCTATTAATTCTTGGGGCTAATTTAAATCCTATATCATCTGGCTTTAGTCCATCCTTACCGCCCAACTCCATCCCTGCGACCGCCATCAAAGCTTGGATGCCTAAATTTTGGGAATTAGGGATAAGTTTTAACCCACGCTTAACCCATCGGCGGTTTACTCCAGTTAAGGCAACCATATCAGCGATCGTTCCCAGCGTTAAAAGCTCTAGGCACTCTCCCATTAACTTTTCATGAAGATTAAACCTCTCCAAAACAGACATGGCCAGGATAAATGCCATCCCCACTCCCGAAACCTGCGACCACTCATTGTCCTGTGGCACAAATTTAGGGTTAAGGATGGCATCAGCTATAGGCAGTTCGCCAGTTAAACTGGGTTCGTGGTGGTCGGTAATGATTACTATTAATCCTAATTCCTTAGCCCGTTTAATAGGCTCTATTGCACTTGTACCATTGTCTACCGTAATAAGGATTTTATAGCCCTCATTATAAAATTCCTCGACTATTCTGTTATTTAATCCATAACCCTCGCCTGTTCTGGAAGGGATAGCATAAGTCGCGGTGGCATTAAGTTCCTTAAAAGTCCTAAGTAATAGGGCAGTAGAGGTCATGCCGTCTACGTCGTAGTCACCGCTTATGCCAATTTTGTAACCGGACATAATACCAAATTGGCATAATGTGGCCGCTTTTTCCAAGTCCGTAAAAACTTCTTGAGGGTCACAGAGTTGCATTAACTCAGGATCTATAAAATCATCCCTTAAATTACGCTTTTGGATTAATTGGTCTAAAACATCAAGGCAAGGATGGTAAAAACGAGATTGTGTATTAGGTCGGGGTGGCGTGTTTTTAATTGACCACTTATGTTTAGGTTGGGGCATGGATTTTATTTTTTAAGTAAGTTTTTGCACAAAGTTAAAATTGGGGTTTTATTTTGGGGGCGCGAGTATTCTTCCCAAACCACTTCCCGAGCTTCCTTATAGGAAACGCCGTAAGTAATGGCAATAAGCCAAAAGTAAAAAATCTTTAGCATTAGCATAAATCATAGGGTAGGATTTATTAACTATTATACATTAGTTATCTACCGTCGTCAAGTAATTAAAAATTTTACGCCGTCGGGTGAGCGTCATTAATGGTGTCAAGGTTTTTTTCTTATAATAGGGATTTTGCCTGACGCTTCATAAAACTTTACAAACCAAAACCTAACTCCTAAGACAATTTGCCCGCCGGCGTTTTTAAAACAGGAAAACTCAAAACCCTTATTGCGCGGGCGTTTGGGCTTATTCTCCCTAAATTTATATAATCATGACTTTTGCCCCGGCTGAATTAAAGTTAAGCCGGAGTTGAGTTTAAATAATATTTATTTTTAAGTTAAGGAGGATTAAGCTGCGTCGTATTCGTACTTCTCGCACCAAGCTAAGTAATCTGCCACCTCTGATGCTGTGGACAATTTTAATAGTGCTAATTCTTCATCTGTGGGTGGGTCAACTCTCTTACCATTCTCCAGACAAATCTTAGTTACTTTCTTTTCCAATGAATTTTTCTTATCCAAAGTTAGCCATCTATTTAAAATTTCCCCACCATAATTTTGGTATTTATCCAGGATTTCATAGAAGATGTGGCGTTTACCAAAGGCATCCTTGCGACCACTTCTTTTTACTGCATTTAGCTTGTAGCCAAATAACTTGTAAATCTTCCTGACTATCTCTACAGGACTTTCCATCGCTCCTATATTTAACCCAGTCAAGGCTTTTAACTCAACTAGGTTAGTCTCTTTTAAGTCACTAATCCATGCCCGTAATCCTTCATCGTTATTGTGGATAATTTTCTTCTCAAACAAAAACTCTATCCCCATGCTTTTTAATTTCTTAATCTTGGGACTAATCACGTCGTGGTTTAAGTCGGGCTTAAAGCTGCGCCCAAAGGTTAAAGCTTTATCTAAAACCCTAAAATCTCTATCCGCTAAAAACTCATTACCCTGGTTAAACCAATAGCGTAAGCGTAAATCGTTATACATCCCATCTTTATCTAATTGAATTAATTCTTCGCTTAACCTCGTAGTATTGTACCTTGCAATAATGTTTAATTTTTCAGTTTGGTATTTATCTATTTTCCGCTCATCCTTAAGTTTCTTGACCCCTTCCCGATTTACTATTGCAATTTCTTCACCATTAAAATTTAATTTTTCGATTTTATCTTCAGCAACACTAATGTCCGCATTGAATTTTAATCCCGTGTCTTGGGAATTAAGCTCTTCCTTATTTTGCTTAACTTCATCCTTAAGTTCTTTTTTGCGATCGCCGTCTAAATCGTCCGGCTCAACTATTTCATATCCTTCATTTTTTAGCGCAGTCATAACGAAATCCCTGTATCCCTTGTTACCAGCATTACTCCTTAATGCTAGTTCACAATAGGTATCAAGGGCTGTGCAACTTCCACCCATGTGCTTTTCTGACTCTTCATCATAGATAAAGTTACCAGAAGATTTTAACTGCTGGATAACTTCACCATACTTAAACTCTTCATGAGCCTTAATTAATTTTATGGAAGTTGATCCGCCGCTAATTTCCTGCAATCCCCTAGTTGCAGCAAAAACGTGGCGTGGAACATCTTCTCTGACCCTTCCAAGTTGCTGAACAGCTTGTTTTGGCGTAATCATTCCCGAAAACCGACCAAAAACGGCTTTAAAATGTCCGCGAACATCAATACTGATTCCCGTCCCAACAGAAGGTGACGTTATAACAATGTCCCAATTTACTATTTCCTCATTTAGCCTATCCATAATCCCAAAAGCGGGGTGGTTAGGATCTTGAGATGTATCACTATCAATTACTAAAACTCTTAAATGAGGGAAGCGTCCTTTTAAAATTTTCCCTAAAGCTTGTGTTCCATAAGTGGCGCAAACGTTTTGCCCATCAGTACAAACATACGCCCCACCCTCTTTTTGAATGTGTAAAAGTAAGTTTTCAAACCAAGCTACGGGCTGTGTGTGCTTATAGTAGTAGCACAGTCTTTCACCGTCGCCTAAGAGATAAAATTCATCCGCTGTAACAATGAATGGTTCAATGTCTTGACCACTGGCTTCTTGGATAATGCCACGTAAAAATCTTAGGGAGATATCTGTAAGGTGAGCATCTGCAACGACTATTCTTTGCCCTGAGTTAAGGCAATTTTTTAATAACTCGCCTAAATTTCTTATGACTAAGTCGCGGTTATTTTTAACAGAAGTTTTACTAAATATTAAGTGTTGGACGACCTGCTCAACTTCATCAATAATTACGCAAGGACGTTGCCACTCATAGGGATGGAAGCGTAGTTTAGAAGCGGCATGGAGAGAGTCAATACACAAGCCTAACCCACCATTCAGGGCTTGGGTGCGGTCGTCTTCGTTCTTAATTTCAGAGAGGTAATGCACGCCTAATTTTTCAGCTAAGGCTTGACCTAACTGGACGCGGTGAGTAATAAGCAGTGGTGCGCCGCCCAGTTTTAGAGTATCTCCAACTAAATTTTTAAAGGAGTGTGTTTTACCTGAACCCATTGGGGCTTTTAGCCCAATGAACTGCTCATCCTTGGGGATTCTTCTAAATAAGTCTTCAGGTAAATAGTGTCTACCCATTAACTCTGAGTAAGTTAAATCTTCTTTTGTTAAATGAAGGGATTTTTCTGGATCTAAGGATTTGGTTAGTAATTCTGTACTAATACTCTTCCATTCCATTAAGGTTGGGGCGTTATAAAATAACTTATCAAATTCCCCAACCCCTTCTTTAATGATAAAGTCATCTACTCCAGTTTTTTCACCCCACAGCTTAGGCGCAGGTAATTCTATTACGCGGATGGTATTTTTCCCGTTGGCTTTTTTGATTAAATCGCCAGTCCGGGTAATGGCCACTTCTATATTGTGCTTAACGTGGGGTTTAGACTCCCCATCAAAACAGAAGTACCATTCACGGTAGTTGACCATGAATGCGTGAAAATCTTTATGTAGTTTTCTTAGTTCCCAAATCCGAGTTTCGTGGTTACGGTATCCGCCGTAAATCCCAGCTACCGAAATGGCCGCATAACCATGCGATAAGAGCTTAAGAGCTTTTTTTGCACCCTCACAAATAATTATTGGCATATTTGTTTTGGCCACAAATTTCCAGAACTCTCTAACCACTTTATAATCTAAATTCTTAGCTATATTTAATTTGTCTTTGTCCGAGAACTTTTTAACGTAAGCTCTAAAACTCTGCTCTGATGGTGACAAGAGCATTAGCCTTGCTGCTTCACCAATTGGGGACTCATATTTAATTATTTTTTTCTTAGGGCTTAAGGCTTCGCCTAATTTTGGATTGATCAGTTCTAAATCAAACCAGATATGCTCATGGTCTTTTTTATCTTTTTCTGTATATTGTCTGGGAGTATCTGGCTTAAATTGCCCCCACTCAATTTCCGCACAATTAAATGTAGAACCGTTAAAAGTAACTTCTGCGCCGCTCACCCACCATCCGCCTAAGTCTAAGTTCCAATATTTATCGGCAACGTTCTTCCTTAAAGTTCCGTTGGCGTTAACGTTTTTGTTGCCGTCGCCGTAAGTGTTTAAATAACTGTGAGCGTCGTTAAGTTCACCAGGTAAAGTTACGAGGGAGAAAATTTTATTAGCTTTAAGGACTTCTGGATGAATCCCTGATCCTTCCACTAATTCCTTAAGGTGCGGTAATTCTAGTTTTTTTAACGATTTAATTACTTTATCCGTAATTTCAGTATTAAAATCACTTGACAACGACGGTAGAGAGGTATTATCATTATCCTTAACGGCTGTTAATTCCGCGTCGTTATCTAAACAATTAATATTTTTAGAAAATTCTACCGTTGGCGCGGTAGAATTTTTTTTGCTAAATTTACCTCTCATGATTCCAGTCCTCTGATTTTAGATGTGTGTGTACCGAGTAGCGGTTTAGACTTATGCTGATTCTACTCCATTTTTTTATAAAAGGGTAGACTTGCGCTGTAAATTTTTTTGTGCTATGATTTGAGAATAAGCATTTTCCCTAATCGGACTTTACTTTTTACTTAACTGCCAAAAAGCCCGTCGCCTGAGTCGCTGCGGGCTTTTTGGTGTCCAGTTTTACCTACCTGATGCTCTATCCATAGTTTTAAAAAAATTATTCTTTCTTTACATAACATATATTACCATCACTCTGTACCGTCGTCAAGGGGTGTGGTAATTTTATAAGACCTCGCGGTAAGCGTAAAACTCAGCGGCTTTAGCCCTGAGATATAAGCGACACGAGCGGTTTTAACCGCTTTGGTATTTTCTATATTAACCGTGATGCGGGTCTTCAATATATCTCCTCACGGATTCGCTACTAACATTCCCTGCGGTGCTTATAAAATAACTACTTGTCCAAAGAGACGGTAGTTTTTTTAATTGGGGAAATTCTTTTCTCAAGTAGAAGCTAGAACGACCTTTAAATGCCTTGATAACTAAATGTGGGGTATCTGTGGGCTTAACGCTAATAAATAAGTGGATATGGTCTGGAGCTACTTCTAAAGCTAAAATATCCCAACCTTTTTCTATAGCCAGTTCAGCAAAAATCTGTCTCGCTCTTGTTGCTATTTCTCCTACTAAAACTTTTTTCCGTCGTTTAGGTATCCAAACAAAATGGTAATTAACCAGGAATTTAACGTGGTTGTGGGTTTTATAGTCTTCTTGCGTTAACATATTCTCTTGTTGTTTTCTTGATAGCTATTGACAATACTAGCTTAATCAATTATTCTTGAGAAGTCAACTTCTCATAAATCGTAACTTGGTGGCAAAAAATAAAAAAGCAATGGGAGTACAACAGGTTTTGTTGTCTCCCGATAATGAAACAAAGGCAGTATTAGAATATCTCTGTCAGCAGTCAGGGAAGCTGTATAACAGTGGTGTTTATTTCGCTAGACAAACATTTTTAAAAACTGGAAAGTTGTTAACGGGTAAGTTCGACTTGATTTACGAGCCTTCAGTGTCTAAAACTATGGTTGCTCAATCGATGCCATCTATCCCCGCACAACAAACTTTATTATCTGTAACAGAAGCCTTCAAATCTTTTAAAGAATTACGTTCTTTGTTTATCAAAGGACAATTACACTTTAAGCCTAAAGTACCCGGCTATCTAACAGGTTCTAAACTTTTCAAGGTTGCTTATCCTCATAGTGGAGGACAGAAACCAACTCTAGTTAATGGACAACTTAGATTTTCGTTGGGACTAACGGTTAAAAGATGGTTTGGAATTTCTGAATTTTTTCTACCGATGCCGTCAAATTTAGATATAGCTCATGTTAAGGAGTTTACTATCCTACCTAAAAACGGTGCTTTTTATCTAGAGATGTCTTACGAAGTTGAGAAACAACAGCATGATTTAGACATTAATCAAGCTCTATCTATTGACTTGGGAACGGCTGATAATTTAGCAGCTTGTGTTGATACATTGGGTAATTCCCTCTTGATTGATGCCCGTTCGATGAAGTCAATGAACCAGCTTTGGAATAAAAAAGTATCAACACGAAAAGAAGGGAAACCGGGGGATTATTGGGACAATTGGTTAGACTGTGTAACCCGTAAACGTAACCATCAAATGCGGGATGGTGTTAATAAAGCTGCAAAATTAATTATTGATCATTGCTTAAAATACGGCATTGGTACATTAGTTATTGGTTGGAACGAGGGTTTTAAATCTAACGCTAACATGGGGCGAATTAATAATCAAAAGTTTGTCCAAATGCCGTTAGGTAAACTCAAAACCCGGCTGATGCAACTATGCGATTTACACGGTATTAGATTTCAAGAAACCGAAGAGGCTTATACATCAAAAGCTAGTTTTCTCGATGGAGACTCCCTACCTGTTTATGGTCAAAAACCAGACGGGTGGAAAGCATCAGGAAAGCGTGTTAAGCGTGGATTGTATGAATCGGGCGATGGTTCATTCGTAAATGCAGATTTGAACGGAGCAGCTAATATTTTAAGAAAAGTATCGGGAAGGTTGAGTCTATCACTTGATCAACTCAGTAGACGATCTTTGGCAATCGTAGCGAGAATTAAATTAAATTAATTCTGTCCGCAGAATCTCAGCGGCTTTAGCCCTGAGAGTGTCAAAATTATTTTCCATAAGGTACTTGACGACGGTATAGAAGTTGTGTATAGTTAGAGAAAGTAAGTTAAACATAAGAAAATGGCTAAAAAAGCATTAGGAATTGAAATTAAAGAGTTCTTGAAAGATGGATTCCCAGAAGGGTTTATCCATGATTTTGATGAATCTGGTGACTCGGACTTAGAACTTGAGGAAGTTTTAATAGACGAGGAAGTTTACGATTTGTCAGATAGTATGTTTGGCTGGTTGGTCTTGGAGGATGATGATTTGGTTAAAAAAACTTTTTCCCAAGCTTTTTCTGCTTGGAAAAGAAAAACGGCTGTAAGCTATTTGCTTGTTGAAGTTCCCAAAAATAAGCTAGATGAAGCGAAAACGAAAATTATCGAATTAGGATACAAGATTAAGGGGTAAAATGGCTAAAACAGAAAGACATTTCTTAGGTCAAGAAATTAAAGTGTTCTTACGTTCGGAATTAGTTAAAAGTTATCCTCATCACTTTTTTCCTGATGAAGACAGAATAGTTTTTGAGAAATTAACTTTTGTTGGCGTTTACGACTTGTGGGATAGGAGTTTTGGCTACTTTACTCATGAAGCCGATGAGGATTTTGAGATTAGTTTTCTTAGTTTGTTTAAATACTGGAAATATCACAACAAGTCTAGTGAGACTCTAACGAAAGATGACAAAAGATTGGGTATTATTTTGGCATTGTTTGGTGACGGTCAAGAAAGTGGTATCCGTAATCTATCTGAGGATGAAAAATCTTTTATCTTAGATAGTTCTGGACTGAAAGCTGAAATTTATGCAAACTTAAAAAACTTCGCGGACAGACTTACTCCGAAAAACAAGAGTTGGCTAATAAACAACTTAAATAACCCCGCAGGTGGGATAGACGACGATTGGACGATTAAAGAATACGGAAAAGAAAAAACTGAAGCCGTTAATGAAATTCGTGCATTTGTGATTAGTGAAGAATTAGTACATCTGTCCCAAGAAAAGCTTAATAAAATCCTAGAAATTATTAAGGATGGGGAAGGAGAAGGATTAAATAACTTTAGTTTAGGAGACAAATAAAAGTGGCAGAAAAGTTAAAGTTAAAAGTTGGTGACAAGCTATATATTGTCACAAAGGATGGCAGAAATGATAAAGTAAAAGCAGAATATTACACCCCAATCATAAAAGTGGGGACTAAATTTTTTTACATTATGGTGGAGGGTAGAGAAGAACGGCTTCCCCTAACCATAACTTTCCCTCATTACGGACTTAGCTATTACATAACAATTTTTCTTACTAAAGAAGATTGGCAGGAGAAAAACTTTAGGCGCGAGTTTAATTGGAAAGTTAAAAACAAAAACTTTAACGATATCCCTTTAGAGAAATTAAAAGAAGCAGGTAAGATTTTAGGATTATGGCAAGCATAAACAGACTAAAACCGGGGCAAATTGTATTTAGTATTGAGCGTCAAAGAATGGGCAAGACAACCATTAAAAGAAACTTTTTATTTGAGGTAACGATAATGGGAGTAAATCTAGAAGAAAGATATGTGATGGCTTCTTGGAATGGAAACGCTCCTAAAAAATTTCTCCCGCAAGATGTTAAAAAATGGCGGGTTAACAGACCTGAGCCGAAAGGTAAAACATTAGGACACGATACTTATTAGGTAATATGCTCCCACACATCCAAAGAAGACCACATCAAATTAAAGCACTGGAGGTAGCTAGGGACATTTTAAACAGAGGCAAAATTCCCTGCCTAACTATCCCCACTGGCGGAGGTAAAACTTTAGTTGGGGTTGATATTGCAGAAAAAGCAATTACATTTAATCCCAACTCAAAAGTCCTAATAATCTCAAATTTATCTCCGTTAATGTCACAGTGGGATGAATCAGTTTATGGATTTTTAGGTGCGGAAGCTAGTGCCTTTACTGATTTTCTTTGGGGTAAGAAAAATAGGTCAGAAAGTTATTTAGAGAGTAAAAAAATCATCATTGCGATGGCTCAAACCATTGAGTCAAGAAAATGGATACCCTCTAATGTTTCAGTTGTAATTTGGGATGAGGCTCATTTAAGTTGGTTTCGCCAAATCTGTAAAGAGGTAATTTTTAATTTAGCCCCAAACGCCAACCACATACTTTTAACAGCCACTCCCCATAGATTAGACGGTCAAGAGTTTGGCAGAAATGTAGAGATTAACCAAGTTATTTCGTTAAGAGAATTAATTTCGCAAAGCTATTTAGTTCCCTTCCGAGCTAAAAGAATTGGTGATTTTAAAGTCTCCGCTAAGGTAAATAAAAACGATGGGAGCGACTACACTACAGCAGAAATTGAACAAGTTTTCGAGAAGTGTAGTCCAGAAAAAGTATATGAGGAGTGGCTTAAGAACGGTTGTAGGGAAATGCCCACCATTGGAGTTGCACCATCAAAAGCGCAGTGCAAAAAATACTCCGATTACTTTATTTCCCAAGGAGTCCCTTCTATAGTTGTTGCTGATGAAACACCAGAGGGTAACGCTAGTAAAGAAGAGGAGGAAATTAAAGAATTTTATTTAAGTGGAACTTTACCAAAAACTCGGCGCGGGGCTTGCGCTTTGTTCCGCCAAGGTAGAATTATGCTTTGGTCGGTAAGGGTTTTGACGATTGGTTTTGACGAGCCTTGCGCTCAAGCAATGCTCTTTTTAAGTGCTACGAAATCACCTGGGCAACTAACTCAATGTGTTGGGCGTGTCTTGAGGTTATTTAAGGGTAATGAATTTTTACCTCCCAAAACTTCCTCTTTAATCCTGGATTTTACTGGCTCTATGGTTCTTTTAGGAAGGCCAGATGAAATTGAAGATTGGAACGATGTTAAAATAAATGAGGGTAAAGAATGTCCCACTTGTTCATACATTTGCGGAAAGTCCCAACATAAATGCCCCGACTGCGGCTACGAATTTCCCAAAGCTAAACCTAAACCTAAAGAAGAAAATAGTTTGGAATTAGTGGGATTAACCTTAGAAGATGATGTAGAAGAAGACGATAGGGAGATGGAAGAGATTCCTTTCTTGGACAGGAATGCGCCACCGCAAGAATTTTACCAATTAATTCTAAAAAGACTTTATGCGTCAAGCAAAAATCCAGACAAAGGTTACTACGAATTTCGCACGGTTAAAAAGTTTGACCCTCATCCTAGTTGGGTTACTCACGCTGTTTTTGGTACAGATCCTAGTTTTAATGACGTTACTCACTATTTTGCATATTTAAGAAAAATCCAAAGCTTTTCTAATAAATCAGAGAAATGGGTTTGGCAAAAAATGGAAGGGGAATTTGGAGAAGCTTTAACTCCAATTTGGCGATCGCATCTCACGAATAATCTGAAAGTAGTTTTAGCAGGGTAAGGGAAATATGCAAGTGCAAGAAAAAGTTAAAGTTAGTAGTGATTGGAAAATCCCTAAAAAAGAATTGCCAAGAGAGGGTGAAATGTGTTTAGTAATGACTTCCGGTAGTGAATTGCCTATTTATTGCACATTCATGAATGGATTATTTTACGTCGTCACCACTAAGTTTACTAAAAAAAACTTTCACTTAAAGTTGGATGAGTTAACAGAAAGAGTGAATGTCTTAGGTTGGCGTAGTGATTTCGGGACTTTACTTTTAAAAAAACATACAAGGTTAAAAAAATGTCAAAATACATAATTAAGGGACATATCGTAAAAGTCATTAACACCTTCTCCTTAGAGGATATTCCGACTAAATTAATTTATATTAATGATGAGAAAGTCGGGTTTTATCAGTCGCGCTGGTATAGTAAAGAAAAGAAATTAAGCATTAGCACCCCTAATGTTGAGCTAAGAAAATTAGGGGTACAGAATTGGGACGGTGATTTGGATGATATAGAATTTAGTGATGATAAGGATTTGTTATCGTTTATCTTTGGCGGATTAAAAATTAGTAGCGTAGTAGCTGTAGAGGAATAATTAAAAACCCCTTCTAAAGTTTTATTTTTAGAAGGGGTTTTAAAGTTTTTGCCTACGAGTACGGGAGTCGAACCCGCTTGCACCGCATTTGTTATCCTCTCTGTGCGGAAAATCTTCATTCCGCCAACTCGCAGGTTTATATTGTTACATTAATTAACTTCAGGAGGAAGGTACAAGTCGTCTCCAGGCAACCGCCTTTCTGTAATTTCTTCCCTGTCGTTACTTAATATTAATGGGTATATTAATGGGTTATTTTTGCCCTTGCGCGATCTTATCCTTGGGACGGTCATTGTGAATATTTGTAGTTTGTTTTGCATTTTCCTAATCTTCTTTAACTTGTGGGATATTTTATATTATACTATACTATAGATATACCCAAATAAAAAGTTAAAATGCCATTAATTAATCAAAATCCCAATTACGTCCCCAATGTTCCTAATATTGGGATAGAGGAATTAAATAGGGTAAAATCTTATGCCTTAGAAGGTAGGGAAAATAACGAAGAAGCTTGTGGAATTATCCTTAAAAATAATAAGGAAGTTTTAAATTTAAGGAACGCTCACCCTGTCCCAGAGGATAGCTTTAGAATTACCTTAACTGACTTTAAAAAAGAAGATATTTTATTATTTTGGCACTCGCACTTTAAGGACTCTCATCAAGGAAGTTTTACGTCCCAAGATTTAGCCTTAGCTAATTATTTAAACATACCATCTTTGCTTTACCACGCCCATGAAGATTTTAATAACTGGGATTATTACGAACCTTCAAACCCCAATCCTTATCCATTAAATAAAATTAATTATAGTCCCGATGAAATAGAATTTTACTTAGGATGGCGTTTTGATTGGGGGCGGACAGATTGCTTTGCATTAGTCCGTAGATATTTCTTAGGTGCTTTAAATATAGAAATTGGGGAATGGAAACGCCCAGAAGAACCGCCCAGTAACGGTAATCTTAATTGGTCATTTGAGGATTATTGGGATTTCTCCCAAAGTTTTAATAAATTACCATTACATTCTTCCCAATTTAAGCTAAATGATATTTTTGGCATTGCCTTAAGAGGTGGCGGAAAAGCTAATCACTTAGCTGTATTAATTAACCCAGAATTAAACTTAATCCTTCACAGTCCTGGTGTGCGCCAAAAAAGCAGGTTGGATGTTTTTGACGATAATTGGCGAAAATTAGTGGTTAATCACGGGAGGCTAAAATAATGTTAACTAAAATAATCCTTAAGGGAAATTTAGGGGAAAAGTTTGGGGAAGAGTTTAATGCAAGCGTAGAAAATCCTAAAGAGGTAATTGATTTTTTATCCTCGCAATTCCCCGACTTTAAAAACTTTGTACTTTCCCAAAGGGAATCTCAATATAAGATAACTTGCGTTGGCGAAAATTGGGAAAAAGAATTAACGCCGCATGACCCCAATCTCCAACTCTTCCCTATTTCTGGCAAAACAATAATCATAGAAGAGGTTTTCGAGGGTAGCGGGGATGGGTTTATGCGATTTCTTTCACCCATATTATTAATTAGTGTGGGGATTATAACTAGTAATACGGCTCTAATTGTTGGCGGAATTGTCCAAGGACTCCAAAGTATTTTATTTGGATACCCACCTAAACCAACGGAAGACAAGCGTAGTGTAAATTTCCAGGGAGGCAGCACTAGAACTCAAGAGGGAACGCCTATCCCGATAGCTATTGGCAGTCAGGTAAAAATTAAGGATGTGATGATATTGACTTACGATATAGTGTCGGAATATACTAATGTCGGTGGCGGCGGTAGTGGCGGAAAGGGTAAATAATTATGGGATTTGGTAGGAAAGAGAGGGAAAATGCGCCCGTTAGTGGCACAACTAAAGATTATATTAGAGGCATTGCCGGACTTTGCGAGGGAGTGATTGAGGGTTTACCCAATGGAAGTAAGGATATTTCCCTAAACGGGACTCCCTTACAAAACAGTGACGACAGCTTTAATTTCCTGAATTTTTCTTGGGATTTAAGAGTTGGGACTAAAGATCAAACAGCTTTTCCGAATGGCTTAAACGAAACTTCAATAGACAACACTATAAATGTTGAAGTAACCAATTCTTTAAGCGCAACCCGCACCGTATTTAATGCAGATGTTACAGCTTTAAGGATTAGGCTGGCTATTCAATTAGATAATAAAGGGCAGGAAGATAGCATAACTTTTAGGATTTTAGTTAAGGAAGGTAGCGGCGGTTCTTTTATTGAGAAAGCCGTCCCTACTATTAGTGGGAGATTTCCTACATTTACTACTTTCCAATACTTCTACCAAGTAGATGAAACTTTAGACGAGTATTCCGTAAGAGTAGAAAAAATCTCTGATGATTCTGTAACAACAGATTTAGTAAGATCCTTACAATGGTTAACTTTTACTGAAGTTGTTCAGAAACAAATTGCTTATATCGGCACAGCCTTAATTGCCTACAATTTTAATAGTGAGTTGTTCACATCCGATCCAGAAGTTTCGTTATTTTTAGCTGGCAGTATTTTTTCTATTCCCACTAATTCCACTATTAATACTTTAAGGACAGATAGAGGATTAACTTTTAGCGGTGGTTGGGATGGAAACTTTTTTACTCCAACTTTGGCGACGACTGACCCAGCTTGGGCGGTTTATGCTTTATTTACTAGGAGTAGGCAGGACGGCGGTTTAGGTTATTCCACTACTCAAGTTAATAAGTGGGATTTATACCAATGCTCCGTTTATAATAATGTATTAATAAGCAATGGTTTTGGTGGTACAGAAAGGCGTTACAGTTTTAACGGCTTAATAACTCAGCAGCAAGTAACAATTGAAACAATTAGGGGAATTTGTGCGACTTTTGCAACAAAACCTTATTGGGACGGAACTCAGTGGCGTTTTTGGCAACAGCGACCTACGACTGTGTTGCCAAGAATTTTGTGTAACGCTGACGTAAGAGACGGGAAATTTTCTCCATCACAAGGTGAGTACCAAGCGATAACCACAGCTTGCAAAGTTTGGTACACCGATCCAACTAATGATTATGAACAAAGTCCTGAACCAGTGGAAGTAGCTGAGGCAATAACTAAATATGGATATCATCAGGAAGAATTTACAGCTTTAGGAGTTATTACTCGCGGCGCGGCTATTAGAGCGGGGCGCAGAATTATTTACAATTCGCTACCTAAATATAATAAGCAAATTACTTTTGAGTGTAGACCTCATGCAATATTTTTTAAACCTGGAGAGGTGGTACAAATCGCCGATAGTGCTAGAGGTAGGCAAAGAAAAGCTGGGCTTATTTCATCTGCCACTTCTACGGCTATTACTTTAGATGCTCCAACGTCTGTTAGTGGAAGTGATGCGGTAATTGTTTTAACTTTAACCGACGAATCTAATAATATCTATACCTTAGAAAGAGATATCTCAAATGCAGCAGGAACGCATACGATAATTAATGTTTCGCAGTCCCTTTCGGTATTGCCATTGCCACACTCAACGTGGCAAATAGTAGACGGATCGGTAACTTTGCATCGTTACCAAATTTTAGATATTAGTCCATCCGACAATCCATTATTTTTTAGCATTACTGCTAAACTTTATGATCCGGATTTAGAAAGTAAAATAGAGTCTGGAATAAGTATTACGGAATGGCCTGCCATTAACAGACCTCCTGCCGTTATGACTCCTCCCAATAACCTTGTCGTAAATATTTTAAGTGATGAAGTAGGGATAGAGTCTTATTGGGAACAACCTACAAGAATAGGCGGAGGGTTAGAAAGTTATACAAAATCTTATATTGCAGAATATAAGATTGGGCTAAACGGAAGTTGGGGAAACAGAATTAGTACCGTAAATTTATATGCTTCTTGGAATTTTCCCACAATTTTAACTACCACTTATTACGTTAGGGTCGCTGCTATTTCAACGGAAGGTAAAACTTCCCAATGGGTCGTACAATCCAAAGCTTATGCACAGATAAGTTGGACTGGATTAAGTGAGGATTCCTGGCTTACTGTGGGAGAAGATGAATGGTTCGGAATGGGTGTATAATACAATACTAAACAATACTAAGGAGGTAATTAAATATGCCCACTTTAACGGGATATAAAAGGGATACTTTAGCGGATTTATTAGCGATTCCCGCCGATAAAAGAGCAAACGGATTAAATATAAAAGTCCTAAGTCTTAGGAGTTGGTTTCAGTTTGAATCTTCAGCATCGACTGGAGGATTCGCTCCTGACGACAACCCCAGTACGGGGCGGTGGTTTCCTGATCAAAACGCAACAGGAGTTTTAACCACTTTATTAACGGGATTTTCTGTAGGAAGCGCGATAGCAATAGCCGCAACCGACACTATTTTGCAAGCCTTTGGAAAGATCCAGTCCTTGCTTAATTCTAAGACGGATAAGTTATTGGTAATTAATTCCCAAACCGCATCTTATACCCTAGTTTTAAGTGACGCAGACAAGTTAGTAGAAATGAATGTCTCCGCAAGCAATAACTTAACAATTCCGCCCAATGTAGATGCGGCTTTCCCTATTGGGACACAAATTTTAATTGCCCAATATGGATCGGGACAAACAACTTTGGTAGGAGGAGTTGGCGTGAATTTAAGAAGCGATGGTAATAAGTTGAAAATCTCCACACAATACTCAGGTGTAACTTTAGTTAAAAGAGGTGTTAATGAGTGGTATGTGTTCGGGAGTTTGGCGGCATGATATTAAGTAATAATGGAATTATTCAGTCGGGTAAAAGCTTAGGTGGCGGGGGTGGTGGCGGTGGTGCAGATCCTTTTGCCGCAAACGTAGTTCTGTTCCTGAAAGGAAATGGATCAAGTATTATTGACAGTTCACCAACTCCTAAAACAATTTCTGTTTTTGGCACTGCTCAAATTAGTACAGCGCAAAGTAAATATGGTGGCAGTAGTCTTTATTTTGATGGCACAAACAATTGTTTTATAGGTACACCAGTAGATAGCATTTATACTCTAGGGTCAGATAATTTCACTTTAGAGATGTGGGTGTATCCTTACTCCACTTCCCCTAACGGGATCATGGCTTGGAATGCCAACGCGACAATGCCTAGCCTAGCAACACTTAATCCTGTGTATTCTAACTTTGGTGGTACTTTTTCTTTCTGGAGACAAAACGCAACTGTAGCAGAATTGCAGCAATTAACTATTAATACATGGCAACATCACGCCTTAGTTAGAAGTGGCAATAACTTTAAATGGTTTTTAAACGGTACATTAACCGTCAGTTTTAGCTCAACTGAAAGCTTCACAGGTGAAAGAATTGTGATAGGTACAAATGGTGTAAATGGTTATTTAGCATTTGCTCAATTCTATTTATCTCACCTGCGGTTAACAAAAGCGGTCAGATACACAGGTAATTTTAACCCCGAAACTGACACTTACTTGAATGTTTAGTTATGAAATTCAACAACTACTATCTGATTTATTCAAAAAACCATAGCTCGGTTCGCGCAGGTATACAAATATGGCAATTTTAGAATTACCTCCCGTTAAATGGGAGTTAACTAAGGTTAAAAAAATAGAAAGTAACGGAGACGGGTTAGGTGATGGATATACCTTAACCGGAAGTGTCCCCTTCTCAGGCAGAGATACTTTTAACATTACGATACCGGGATTAACCACTGTAAAATTTAATGAGATTTGGGCGATAATTAAGGATTTTGCGGGCTACAAAACCTTTGGATGGCGAGAATTTTCTTGGCAAGATTACAAAACTTATGTTTTTGATGGTGAGCCGCAAGTTATTCCTCAAGGTTTGGATTGTTGGGAATTAAGGCTAATTTTAAAGGAAACGAGTCCGAGTCCGTCGGAGTTTATCGGAGTTATTCGTATGACTTGCGATAACGCATTCACTCTTTTCCTAAATGGTGTGGAAGTAGGAAGTGGGAGTAATTGGTATGTTGCCAATGTTTTTTCTGTGGATTTTTTGTATGAGAATCAGATAGCTGTTGCTTGCCGTGATTTTGGGGTTATTTCTGGACTGTTGGGCGACATATCGGTTAACGGAAGTAGAATTAATACCGACTCTAGTTGGAAATATTCTCTTACAGAGCAAACTGGATGGAAAGAATTAGGTTTTAATGAAAGTTCGTGGACTAATGCCACGGAAGTATCGAATTACCAAGGGGGAAGGTGGCCTACTATAGCTAACATGGATGGGACAACAGCTAAGTGGATATGGTCTTCAAGTGAATCAGACGACCTCGTTTATTTCAGAAAAAAATTAATATTTTAGGGTTTAAATAATTTATGACTAATTTAGCAAAAGAATTACAATCTTTGGATGTAGAAAGTCCTATAGACTTAATTACAGTTACAGCAAACTCCCAGATTTTAAGATTTTGTAATTTATCTACGGTTAACTTCCAAGGCTTGACTTATTTAGCTAGACCTTGCGAAATATCTTGGCTGGGGCAATCAGGAGAGGGTACAGAATTAAGTAGTAAATTAAATGTGTCGGATATTGATGGAGTAGTTGGAATATTAATTGACAATTACGAAGAAGATGTAATTGGTGCATCCGTTAACGTTAAAAGAACTTTAAAAATGTTTTTGGATGGGGAAAGTTCAGAAGATCCTACACAGTTTGTAGAGTTTAGCTTAAGAATAAACAGTTGGACTGGGCAATATGGCATAGGGTTTGAATTTAATTTAATCCCACTAGCTTCACTAGAGAGAAGAAAAATTCCTGGAAGAACTTACTTAAGGCGTTGTGGCTGGGAGTTTAGGGACTCTAACTGTGCAGCCACAACTGCGCTAAACTTTGATATCTTTGGCAATGCTACAACTTTAGTTAATAGCGTTTGCGGTAAAGATTTAGATAGTTGCGGAAGATACCAAAACTTATTAAGGTATGGTGGTTTTCCAGGTATTTTTAGGAATAATTAAATTTATTTACTTAATTAATTCCTTAATTTCACTAGGAATAATAAATTGTGAGATTCCCCAATATTTAACAACTGCATTTACTACTATAGTAGCTGTAATGTTAATCATAATAATTATTATGATTATTGTTTTTTTACCTCCTGGGATGTTGTTAAAAAACCGAGCTAATGATGCTAGTTTTTGGATTTCGTCTCTATTTTCTGTGAATTTCTCCCACTCCTCATCGTCATTACTTTGGCGCACTTCTAATTTATTTAGTCTAGCCATGAGGCTATCCTGGTCTATAAAAATATCCCTTTCTAATTGGGAATATTTAGCCAAGGCTTGCTTTGATAAAATTTCTACTTCTACCACGCTAGTGTTTTGGGGTTTTTCCCCACTTACGCTAGGATTTAGTGCGAGGATTAAAGCCTTAAGATCATTCCTCTCGTTACTTAAAGCTAATGCAGAAGGGAGGTAATTTAATATATTGAAAAGCCTTTCTTCGTTAGCAATAACTTCCGTTATGTCTGTCGCTACGTTTAAGATTCCCCACTCAAATTTTTTACTTACCACCATTAAAACTTGGGTTTTCGGATACCTTTCTTGCCTATAAATCCATTTATCCTCAGTTCCGACGGGTGTGTTAATCAAAACCTTCATCCTTTGCGGTAGACCCTCGCATCCAACTTCGCAATCAATTGATTGTCCGTTAAGAGTTTTTTCCGAGGCAAATTTTTTTAATCCTGGGCTAACGGCAATATATCTTAAATCCAAGCTTATTGCAGAGACATATCCAGGCATCAATTCTATGATCTCCAAAAACTTAAAGTCATCCATTAGAGTAAATGTAAATGAGTATAATTCTTTACATTATAGCAAAGTATTTTTACTTACTTAATTTACGTAATACAGCGCGCCGCAATGGTAGATTAAAAAACGTCAAGAGAAATCCTTATTAAAAGAAAAATCCTTTGACACCATTCACCTGACTCTGCGTTTTAAGATTTTTTTGCGATCGCGTATCTGTTATGATGGGATGGCGCAGAGAAGAAGTCTTAGTTAATAGCATATTTCCTTAATTTATTTGGAATAATAATATTTTTTGGCGCGGGTCTAGGTTTAGTTATTTTTCTCTTCATCCTACTTCTGCCACCATTATCAAATTTTAAATCTGTGGGACAATATAAATTTACTCCCATAAATTAAAAAAATATGGGAGCGGTAATTTTACCCTATTATAAAACTTTGTATTGGCGCAACCTCTGAAGAGGTTTTGTGTTCTGGAATCAATTTCCGCTCGATCTTGAAACCTTCTAATTCAAGAGTCGTGCAAATTCTTTCCATTACTTGTCGCCTGTCCATCCCAACAGGCGACTGTATCCACAGAATCTCATCGCAGGGCATTCCGATCACCCCGAAAGCTTTTTCTCTAAGATCTTTCTGTACAGATATTTTTAATTCTGCACTAGTAGAGAACTCCATCCAAAACATATTGGTATCTTCTGAAGCCCAGACTAAAACATCGTAACTTGGTTTTATCCCAGAAAAATCAAACATTTTTTACTATCCCTTGTTTTTAATTACACGAAACTCGCCGCTGATGTGATTGTATTCAAGTTCTTCATCGTTTTCTAACGGATGTATTTCCTTAATTAATTCCGTTATTGTGTCCCAAGCTTTATCTTTTTCTTTTAATAGTTCAACGTGGGCGGAAACTGCGGCTTTAATTAAACCTTCTAACCCTATATTGCCTAGCATTAAAGAACTCTCAAAAACTCTTTTAGCACAGTCCTGATCCTTGCTAAAAATAAAAACTTTTTCGCCATTTGGTTTAATTTTAATTTCCATTTTATTTTCCTTTGTTCTAGTTTTATTTGCTCAATCTCTTTTTCCGCGTCCAATATCTCTTCTAATTTACTTTTTAATAAGGAAGAAGCGGCATTGGTAGCTGCGTCAAACAACTCTTGACTTGTGGCTTTGTAGGCATCTACACTAACCCAATCATTGTAGACAAAAGATGGGTACTCCATGTTTCTAATTTGTACCCAAAAACGAGACTGTGTTCCGTTATTGTGGTAATGGACGCTGACGCAAACGAGCTTTCCCCTGTATGAAATATCTTCCAGTTTGCGAATAGCCATTGACGAAAGGAATGATTGGTGATCACTCCACTCCCATCCGCTATCTATCAACGCCGGACAGCGATCTTGATAAAACTCTAATTCCGACTGAGATGGTTGCATTTTTTTATTTTCCTTTATTACTATTCCAACATAAATAAGCCAAAAGTGCCGACTCTTCCTCATCTGCTGTAGCAGAAGGATTAAATTTAAAGTAAGGAAAAAGCTTATTAGCTCTCGCTTCACTTAACTTTTTAAGAGCCTTATCTTTATCCTTACCGTTAAAAGTCCCTAAATTTTTTACAGATACGCCCATTAAATCTTTCCACTCAGTTGGCGGAGTTGAGTTAATTTCTCCAACTCCCAACACTTCTAATATTAAGACTAATCCTATGGCATTAGCGCCAAAGTTAAATGCGCTATTTCTGCCCTGGTTATAAGAGTTAACCCTCTCAATAAGGGCGGTCACTTCCGAGAAATCTTTAATTAATCCCCGAAGTTCTTCAGCAATAGTTCTAGCGTTAATTATTTTAAATCCCCACAAAACCCTAATATGATTCTTGAAAGAAATAACCTTAATTAATACTCCCTCGGAATTAATTATAGAAATTGCGCCGCTTTGTCCTGGGTCAATTCCTAGGAAATACTTGTACATTTTTTCTTTCTCCCGCGTTTCCTTACTTCTTTTTGTATTGCGCTTTGTACCGTTTGGCGTTTTCTTATTGTCGTAATTTGGCTAAGGTCTTGTATTAGTGAAGATTGTGCGCCCAAGTTAAATGCCTTGTCTCTTAATTCCAAAGGAACTAAGTAATGGGGTACGACACAATCTTCAAAGTCATCCTTTTTGCTAAGTCCTAGTTTTTTTGCAAAATCATGCAATTCTTCCAGCGTGTAAGCTACCATCTGGCAGACTTCTCTATCCTTTTCTCCCAATCTTATTAATTTGTACGGAAGATTTAAAAACACTGTCATTTTTTACCCTATCCTTATTTAAGAAACCCCCTAACTTAATTTTATTTTTTAAGTTAGGGTGCGAATTATGCGGAAATTCTTATGGCGTACCGTTCAACTTCATCGTTGAAGCCTTGTCCCTGGATATCTTCAAAAAACTCGCGGATAATACGTTTTATGATGGGATTATTTACGGGATAGACTCCCCCATCAAAAGCGTTTAACCCTAATCCTAAGCCTATTGCGCCAAGCCTTCCTTGGTTGGGAGATAAGCCCAGTGTTTTTAATTCCCCCACTACATAAGCATTTAAACTACTTCTGCTTATTTGTCCTGGATACCCCATACTTATAGCTAAACTAGAAGCGTCTAATTTTTCTTTGCTAGGTCTGCCAAACGTTCCATTAAATAATGTAAAGTTGAAATAACTCTGGACTATGGATTGAGTTAATTTTTCTTCAGATGGATATCTGGCATCTTCCTTTTGAATGGGAAATAAACCTTTAGAAAGTGGGACAAATCCCCACTTTTTAAAGGTTTTAAATACGTAAGTATTTAAAGCATTCTCGTTAGTTTGGGAAATGTTTAGCCCCAATTCGTCGGCCATTACTATTGGACGCGACAGGTTGATCCCGTTGGACTTGATTGGTTTTGTGGTCATAATCGCTAAGTTAATTTCTTTCCTCATCCTACTTGACAACGGTAGGGATGTCAAGTAGTTTTTGTAAATAAAAATAGTTGCCTAACGACGGTAGAGTGTGCTAGGGTAAATTTACACAAAACATTTTTAAAAATATGCAGCAGTACATATCTCTTCATAACCACACCCGCAGAGGCTCAAACTTTGATGGTGACATAGACGTTAAGAGATTAGTTGAGTTTAGTAAGGTACAGGGCTTACCCGCAGCTTGCATTACCGATCATGGGAGTATGTCTGCGGCTTTTGAGCTATTTAAGGAGTGCCGAAAAGAGGGGATTAAGCACCTGATAGGCTGCGAGTTATACGTAATGGAAGAGGGTGGGGAAAAAACCGCCAACGGAAAAGACTATTACCACTTAACCGCTATTGCAATTAACCTAGAGGGTTACAAAAACTTATGCCGTTTAAGCACGATAGCCAGTTTAGAGCAAGTACGCGGGAAGGCTAAAAAGCCTTGTGTTACTAATGCTCAAATTTTCTCCCATAATGCTGGGTTGATAATTTTAAGTGGCTGCATTAGCTCCGAGCTAAACCAAAGCCTTAGCGCGGGAGATGAGCTTAGGGCTAAGAAGTGGATCATTAAATACCGCGCCGTCTTTAAGGACAGGCTTTATCTAGAATTGCACTGCCACTACGGCATAAGGAAAAGTTGGCCAAGTCATACTCAAAAAATTGTCGAGTTAGGTAAAAAATTAAATGTTGCGAGAATAATTACCAACGACGCTCACTTCTTGGGTAAGGAAGATTGGTTTAGTCAAACACTCGCGTTAAGTATAGGCATGAAGGGTAATGCCACTTTAGGATCGGAAAGGCTTAATAACTTCGAGTACACCGGTGAGGAGTATGTAAAAACGAGGGAAGAAATTTTCCAACACTTCTATGACAATTCTGGGTTATCGTCAGAGGAGATTAACGTAGCCCTAGATAATACCCTAAAAATCGCGGATAAGTTTGAGGATTACAGCTTATTTAACGTTGTTAAGCCAATTAAATTTTCTCCCAATGCCGAGGCAATATTTAAGCAAAAGTGCGCTGACGGGATGTTTAACCGTTACCCTCCCGAAGCTTTAAGTCCTGGGTTATGGGAACGACTGGACTATGAAATGAGAGTAATCTCAGAAATGGGTTTCGCAGATTATTTTTTAATCGTGGAAGATTTTTGTAGTTTTGTGAGGGGAATTGGCCATAAAGTTGGGAAAGGACGGGGTTCTGCGGCTGGGTCAATTGTGGCTTACTGTTTAAAAATTACTGATATTGACCCAATCAAACACGGGCTAATGTTCGAGCGATTCCTCAATCCTGGGCGTAAAGCAATGCCCGACATTGACACGGATATGAACGGCGAAGGGAAGGATGCCGTAGTGGAACATTTAAGGGAAAGATGGGGTCGGTACAATGTTGCAGCCGTCGGTACAGTCACTAAAAGTGCGGCTGGCAGTGCCTTAGCAGATTCCTTCAGGACACACAACTTAAGTTGGCGTAAGGCTACGGAAATATCCAAGAGGTATTTCAAAACTATTAGGGGCGTTCCTCCAAAAATTAGTAAATTATTAGTGGATGAGGGTGGGGAATTTTATAAATTTTTCCACTCCGATGAATTATCAGAAGAGGAAAGAATAGCCATAACTCATGCAGCACAATTTATAGAGGGACGGGAAAGACAAAGCGGAGTTCATGCGGGCGGAATTTGTATTTCGGAAGAATTACAGGATTACGTTCCCCTAGTCTGGGACGGCGGCGAGGAAAAAATTACCACCGTTTACGATAAAGACGAACTTGAGGAAATGGGCGTTATTAAATTTGACGTTCTAGGACTTACAGGTTTATCCCAAGAATTAGAAATAGAGGCATTACTTAAAGAAAGTAATTGTACAATTCCTGTAATTAATGAGTTAGGGAATTATCCCGAAGTTTACGCCATGTTAAAACAGGGGGATACTTTTGGCGTATTCCAGATGGAGGGTAAAGTTCCTTCAAATTTATTGCGAGAAATAGGGGCAAATAACTTTGAAGACTTATCGGCGGTAAACGCTCTAAATCGTCCAGGATGTTTAGACAGTGGCAGCGATAGGGTTTATGTCAGAAACAGGGTTTTGGGTACTCCAAAGGTTCACCCCATCGTAGATGAAGTGCTTAAAGATACTTTTGGGATTATGCTTTACCAAGAGGAAATTATGCTTATGGCTCAAAAACTTTCAGGGTATTCTTTAGCTGAAGCTGATGATTTACGGAAAATAATTGGGAAGAAAAAAATTAAGGATATGCCCGCGCAAGAGGAAAAATTTGTGGGGGGCGCAATTACTCATAGCGGGGTAAGTGAAGAATTAGCATTAGCTTTATGGTCAGAAGTTAAAGCTTCGGCTGAGTACAGTTTTAATAAATCCCACACTTATGCTTATGGGTATCAAGCCTTAATTAGTGCATTTTATAAGGTTTATGCACCGAGGGAATTTTGGGCAGCCGGAATTACCGTGTCCTCAAAATCATTTGAGAAGTCAGCAGAGTGGATTAAAAATACAAAACGCCACTTTAATATAATCCTCCCTAAAATGTGGGCAGAATTAAGGGTTAAATGTTTCCTAACTCCAGAGGGAATTAATTTAGGTTTAGCTAATATTAAGGGACTGGGCGTAAGCGTTGCGGAGGAAATAGTTAAGAATTACCCTTATAGTGGCGTTGTGGATTTTTGCCTAAGAAGTGGTGGTGATAAAGGTGTAGTAATTAGCTTAAATAATTTAGGGTTTTTTGGGGATGAAATTTTTCCAGAAGAAAGTTTAGTGGTTTTATTTAAAGCCTTAAGTTATTTTAAGGGAACACTAAAACGTCGGGCATTAAAAAACGGGGGAGAGGGGGAAGTAACTTTAAACGTAGAAGAATTTAAAACTTACCTTGTGAGTAAGGATTTTAATTTTCCCCAACCTACTTTAAGGACTACGGAAAAAATAGTAGAAGTGGAGAAGGATCTGATCGGGACGGTCGTAAGCGTCAACCCGTTCCAAAACTTAAATTTAAACTTACCCCAAAGTGAATGGGTAACGGGAATTGTCACGAATTACAAGCCCTTTACGACAAGAAATGGCGACTTAATGGTATTTCTCATGGTGAATGATGAAAATGGGGAAAGTCATGACATTACTGTGTTTAACGAAGAATTAACCAAGTTTAATACCCTAATCCAAACTTCAGTATTGGAATATAAACCTTTAGCTTTTAACGTAACTAAGGGTGAATATAACGGTAAGGTCAGTAATACTTGCAAAGCAGTCCTAAGCTTAAATGAAGTTAAAAAGTGCTTAGATGAATTAAATTTAATAGTAGCCTTTGAGGGGGAATATGGCGATCGCATAGCGTCAGGCAAAATCATCCAAAATAAAGTTCTCACAAACAAACAGACGGGAGGGACTGACCATTTCCTTAGAATTATGCAAAAAACAGGGTGTGTTTTGGAGGTATTTTTGCGTGACGGCACTCAGGGGAAAGAATTTTTAACATCATGTTTGACGGCGGGAATAACCGTAAATTTAAGTGACGGTGATAGGCCAAAAATCATAGAAATGACAATTTTAGGATATGAGTTCGCGCCACGTCAGGTAAATATGTGGGAACATCCCCAAACTGCGCCGGCAGGTTTTTGGTAAACTAAAAGCGTCAGGCAAATTACACTAAATCCTCCAAATCTTTATACAGTAAGGTTTTGGAGGATTTTAAAATATGTAAAGTTATATGAAGCGTCAGTCAAAATCCTTATAGTAAAGAAAACTGTCTGACCCCATTGCATGACGCTCTGCGTTTTAAGATTTTTACCATTTTGCGATCGCGCTCAAATATAAAAACGGGCAAAAGCCTCTAAAATGCCGATACCCATTACCCATTGAAACAGATAATTATGGAGATTGTCCATCTGGTAAGCTGATCCGCAACATGGAGAATAGCATTTAAGCAAAACTAAAGCCGCAATTCAAATGTCGGATCATCTACAGATTTTCTGCTATAGTCTATAGTTTAGATATATCTAGTGGAGTTAATCCCAAATGCCCCGACCGAGTGAAGATAGAGTTAAGATCCAGTGTCGTCTGCCCAGAGACAAGAAAGCACACTGGGACGAGTTGCTGATAAATGGCGGCTTTTTCTTTCGGCAAAAAGAAAACATTTATCCTATGTATGGGGAATTTCTAGAAGCACTGCTAGATGGTGATCCTAGGGCGTTATTGGTTATCCTGAAAATATTTTCTAAAACCACTTGACAAATTGGAATAAGTCTACTAGACTCTAAATATAGAGTGAAACAAATTACAGGACATGGACGTTAAAGAATTTATAATCGCTAATTGGAAAAGTGCTGAAGCACTCAAGACTTTACTGGGTGCTGATTTTCCCAAAAATGACGAGTTTCACTTTGGTGAAGTTCCCACAGAACAAGCAAGACTTGAAGTGAAAAACGGGAAAATCACCCGTGTCACTACATGGTCAGGTTTAAGCTGGTCAGCCCGTTATGGCTACAGCAGTCCTGTTGTAGATGTCTTTTAGTGTTATTTGCGGATCATGAAAGATCCGCAAACTGATTGCAAACGACCTAAGCACGTCGGTAAACTGCTTTTGTAAATAAAGAGCAAAATAAAATGGAAACAATACTGGTAGTAGATGGATATACTTATCATTTGATTTCGTATGCTTACGTAACAGTAAGTAATAAAGATTACATAGGACAGCACAAGTCACCCAGCTTAAAATTTGCTGGGGAGTTGAGAAAAGTGGATCATGATCATGAGTGGCTGACACCACTGACTCCAATAGAACGCGCCCCCTTGGGCGACACCTTTGTAATGGAAGACGGGATGGATACTTATTCCAGACATTTCTTAGAGGAACAATTAAAAGAAGAAGAAGAAAGTCTCAAAAGGCGTAGGATAAAGCCGGGCTGGCAACCTTTTACTTTTTAGCTTCAACCCACCTGATGATGGACGGCTGACTACCGTCCGAAACTACCACCCCGGTAGTCGTGGGAAGTCACTTTACATACACCCACTTAGGAGTAACAATGATTTATTCTTTTATTTCACAAGAGTTTAACGAACTTTTCGGGATTAATCCCGACTTTTCCTACGAGCGAGAAAGTCAAGGTAATACTTTCGACCTTTATTTGGAAGAAGGAAATTATTTAATTGTCGAAGAGATAGAATATTGTTACGATGATAAAGATATAATCCGCACGATTAAAATCGCCTTAAACATAGGCGATCAAATAATAACCTCTTCAGTCACGGGACTGACTTTAATTAAGTTAACAAACTTAGGAATCAAAGTCAGTTTGTTTGATTCCGAGTTAGTGGACTTACCACTAACAGAACAAAGTACCGACATAAAAACAAGGATTGTATATTCGTTAGTGTCTTTAGATGACTAACGGTATCCTGTGGGGTGTTATCCAGTCGCCCCTAATAATTTCCCCACTCTACCCCGTGGGGAGTCCCCACCATACAACACTCCAGTTTGGGGTTGGCCGCCAAGACTGGAAAGAGTGGGAGGGTTTAGAGTTCCAAGCCACAACTTTATATGAAGCTTGGAACGGCAAAATACAAGCTGTAGCTGTCAAACTTCCTGATCATATTCCCTGCGCTAACAAATATCCTCACATATCTGTTAGTTGGTGTAAAGGCATAAAGCCCTATGAATCGAACCTGATGCTGTCATCTAAGTTTGACTACAGACTGTTCAAGCAATCTGTAAAGATGAAAATAGAGTTTTTAGAGTGGATAGAATAAAGCGTCTACACAGAAGGCTGCTGCGCGGTGGTTCGTGGGGCAGCAATCCTGAAAATTGCCGTTCTGCTTATCGTGACTACTTCAATCTCGACTACGGCAGCTACAATATCGGTTTTCGGGTTGTATGTAGTGGTGCGGCGTGGACTTAATAGCACTATGCACTTTTGCTCTTTTCTTGTCTTATCCCTCTCGCATAGCGAGAAAATTTTTGTCAGAATCAGGATATCTACCGATTAAAGGATGAAACTGATATTCAACTATTAAACCGGAAATTAGCGAAGCTTATGAAGTTGGAATGACAAGGATTTTAAAAAGTATCACCCCAACCCGTCAGAAATGGCGGGTTTTTTATTGTTTATTTGCCCAGGACACCTAACAAGGTTAAAAAAATGTCCTTGCATACTACCATACCTCTTTTTTTACAATTACATTAAGTATATGCTTTTAAAATAATTTTACTAAAACTACTTGACGACGGTATAGGGATAGAGTATGATATTTTATATAAGCTCAAGAAAATTAAAGATTATGTCCAACGAACTACTCCAACAATTAGCCCAAGCACTAACCCAAGTCTTAGGTGGCGGCAGCAATAGTAATGGATTGGGCTTTTGCCCAATCCCAGAAAACCAAAACGCCGTAAAATACCTTTTCCCTGGCTACGAAGAATGTAGCGCGGGTCGTCCGCCTTATTTAGTTGCTTTAGATAACAACGTCCGCGTTCCTATTCCTCAACCTGCGATTAAATGTAAGCTTAAGTTTCTTAATTTAATTGACACTACTACAGGTGGAGTTGACAAACAGAAGTTAGAATTTTGGATTGACTGCGGCAACAGAACTTACGTTATTTATCTGGGTTGGTCTGATGATGATAACGGCAAGTTAAATAAAGCTACTGAGTCATTCCTTAAGGCTCTGGCTTCATTAACGCCAGATGAATTGTTAGAACCATTCACTTTCACACTTTCCCGATTAGTTGACAAGCCTTCTTACGATCCTACTAAGGCTAGTATCGGCGCAACAAAAGTATTACTAGTTGACGTTTGGAAAAACTCCGGCGAGAGAGTTTTTTCTGAACAGGGTCACATGGATGCTAATGCTGCGGCTGGCGTGATCGTAAGAATTAATCAACATCTAACTGGACAGGCTGTACTTACACCAAGACAACCTAAGCCAAAAACTACACCCACTCCCCAGCCCCAACCTCCAGTACAACAACAGTGGGGACAACAATTTCAATCTTTACCCCAACAATATCAACAACCAACCCCTGTAGTTCAACCCCAGCAACCTATTCCCCAAAATTATCAACAATATCAACAGCCTCAAAACTTACCTCAACCTCAGACTACCCCCCAGCCATCTCAACAGCCCCAAGTACAAACCCCTCCCGTAGTTGGTGGCTTAAGTCCTGAAATGATGGCGCAATTCCTGGCATTCCAACAGCAGCAAGCCCAAAACTTACCCCAATCTACTCCTTTAGAACAGGCTCAACAAAGTATTGCACAACCTCCACAATGGGGAAGTGTCGCACCTACCCCACCACCTGCGCCCGTACAAAATGGCAGCGGTAAGGTAAACTGGTAAAACTTTAAAAATCCTTAAATCAAAAAACCTTAATTATTAATTTAATTAAGGTTTTTTGATATCTATCCTTAAAAAATCAGGACTTAACTTTAAAATAAATAAGTTAAGGTCTGATTTTAATTCTTGGGGTAACTGTTTATTATTTCCAGTAATTTATTTTTAATTACAGAGGTGTGGCATAGCTTAGGTGAACAATGACACAAAAGCCTTATTTTTTGCCCGTTATTTACCATTCTTAAGAGGTTGATAAAACTTGAGACTATTTCATCTACGGTAGGATGCTTGTAAGTTGGGGCAATTTTTAAACCAGGATTAACCAGCGACGGAAGTAGTCTTGCATTTCTTACGCCGACTTCTTTGTATACTTGAAAATTAGTGTCTAGCCACAAACTAAAAGCCTTTACCAATAATTCCCTATCTTCTTCCCTCTCTAGGACGTAGGGATTACCTAATGCGCTACTCCTGTCACAAATTATATCCATATACCCCAACTTTGGGGAAAGGTTTTTTAAATTACCTATTATTATTTTTTCTTCCTCTTCCTTAATTATTTTTTTAGTGGGATAAAGATTAATCCAGGGGATATTTTTTTTCTTGCAATACTCAATACAATTTGCCGTTCCGCCCTCTTTGTTTCCGTCCCAAAACGCCAACAT